ATGAACCTTCATGAACAGACGGTGCTGGGGAAGCGCTTACGTCCATTCGGACAAGTGGAAGACATCATTCCTCGCAATGTCCCGGTTGGTGAGGCGATGGCATTGTTGGCCGGCTTGCTAGTCAAGTGTATTGACGAGGATGATTTTCGTACAGCGCAAGAGTTGATGAAGCACGAACTGTTCAACAGTCGTACATTGGAAGGCGTCGTGCTCTACGCGAGGCGTAAAACAGAATCAGCGCTGCTGGAACGAATCAACGCGCTGCATGAGCAGATTGCCGAGCGTGCGGAAGAACACGAAATGTCGCGCGCGCATTTGGCGCTGCTCGAAGCGGAACAGCGAGAACGGCAGGAGCAAGCAAAGCTGGAAAGGCAAAAGGCCATCAAACCGGCTCAGGCGGCGCGGCTCTCGAAAGCGAAGAACACGAAGATCATCGAAGAGTTCAATCGTCGTCGGCGTAACGGTGAAGACTTTCAGGGACGCAACGTCTGTTCGGACATTGCGGCTCGCTTCGGCGTCACGGCGGATCACGTGCGAAAGTTGAAAAGGGCGTGGCTCGCCGGGTGAGCCGGTAAAACGCGATTGAGGTAACGACAGTCTTGTTTTACGTGACCGAAACGCGATTGTCGATACGTCGATCGCGTTTCGTGCTTCAGGCTTCCGGCCTGTGTCGATGGTGGCACAGCTATACTCAGGAAGCACGAATGTCCGCAAAAAACACAGTTGCAACACCTGCCCCGGTTGGACTGCCGCTTGATGGTTTTTCGCGTTGGGGCGATCTCCGTCCTTTCATTCCCTTGTCCCGCGAAACCGTCCGCCAGCGTGAGTTGGAAGGGCGCTTTCCGCGTGCGAGTCGTCTGACGCAGCGTTGCACGGTCTGGTCGAATCGCGAGCTTCATCGCTGGATGGCCGATCCGTTGAACTATCGCGCTGTCGACGCGGCGAACCAGACAGCGGAGGGCGCGTAATGACGGTCAATTTGACGAAGGCGCGCGAGTGCATGTCGACGCAGCCGTCCATTTATACGCGCCGCGCGTGGCTCGACGCTTGCGTGGCGTTCGAAGATGCGCGCGTGACGTGCGGCAATCCCGATCTGCTTCGCATGGCCGCGTTCCTGGAGCGCGTGTCGACCGCCCTCTGGGCGTCGGATAGCCGCGCCTGCCATCTGGCGGCGATTCACTCGGCGCAAATTGCCCGGCTGCTCGTCGCGCCGGACACTCTGTCGCCCGCATCGCGCATTGTGCTCGCGAGCGAGCTGGAAGGCGCGGCACTCGATTTGGGCAACGCGTTGGACGATGCCGATCGGCCGCTCGCTGATTCGACGGTTCAGCAGATCGACGCGATTACGGAGGTGCTTTGGTCGCGTGGCAACGACGAACACGCCCGCGCCGCCGTTCGGCTGCAACGCATCGCGGTCACGCTGGTCGAAGACGGGCTGAGCGCATGACGATCACGCGCATCCAAAGTCACTTTGCCATGACGCGGTGCGACCCGCTGCGACAGGGCCGCTCCGTCGTTACCGGCCTGTTGCTGTGCGAATTTGCGCCGCGCGGCGTCGCGCGGTATCCTGTGAGCGTCGCTGAGACAGCAGCGACCCGGATTGGCGTCCGGAATCTGAAAACGGCGGACGACCGCCATGTGGCGGTATTTTTTCGTCCGCGCGTCAACGCACGCCTTCAACGGTCGGGCCTTGGCGGGGGTGCCCTCGGGCACGCCGGTTTCCGTTTTCGCCGGTACGCCAACCCTGTCATGTGCCCGGCCACCCCAATTGGCGTTGGGAGCCGGGTTCGTTACCACGAAAACGGAGGTCGCACCCAATGCACAAGTGCACACACGCCCCTATCAGGCGAAACGTTCCCCTTATCCATTCGATCATTCGCGCCGCACTGCGCGAAGCGGCCACTGCCGACACGTACCAAACCGCGCTCGATGCGACCGGCGCGGCACTCGTCGCCATCGCGGCGCTCGTGCGTGCGGAGGTGCGGCATGGCTGATGCGTTGTCGATCCACATGAACGACGGCCGCCGCATCGAATTCGCCGGCGCGCTCGCGTTGTCTCACTTCGTCGCGAGCCGCGCGATGCACCTCGAATCGCTGCTGCTGGCGTTCGCCGATGACGGCTTCACGATGTTTCAGGAGATGAACGCGGGCGCACGCATCAACCTGCTTTGGCTGGTGCAGGGCATGGCGAGCGAGCTGCGCGAGCTGACGTTTGCGATGACGGATATCGGAGGCGCGCAATGAGCCAGTACATCCGAACCGCGGTCATCAAGGGATTCGACAACGCGCCGCCGCTCGACACGGGCGCACCGATCGAGCTGCAATTCGCCGTCGACCTCGGCGCGGTCTGCGCCGACGCATGGCTTGAGCTGAAAGGCGAAGTGCGTCTGCACGACTACGCCGCCTTTCAGGTCGATGCCTTCGTGCGCGGGCTGAAAGCCGGCATGCACGATGACGGCAGGATCGATGCGCAACACGTCACGGTCAGCGGCCATGCGTTCGCGGCCGGCCTGATGGGGCGCGTGCAACAGCACCTGCTCGCGGCGCTCGGCGTCTCGCGCCACCCGCGCACGACGCACTGAGGACGCGACCATGATGCCCGGCCGCTAGGCGGCCGTCAGCATCATTCAATTCTTCGCGCGCCGGGCAAGCGGCTTACCGATATGGACTACTAATCGGAAAGGCAGCCCGCGCGCGTCCATTGGGAATCTATGAGTAACACACCCATGTCCGAATTCGAGCGGGCAAGCATCGCGCTCGGCTATGTCCCGGCCGACGATCGCGATACGTGGCGTCAGGCCGGGATGGCGCTCAAGGCCGAGTTTGGCGAAGAGGGTTTCGCCATCTGGAACGAATGGAGCCAAGGCGCGCAAAACTACAACGCAAGAGACGCCCGCGACGTGTGGAAGTCGTTCAAGGGCGGCAAGATCACCATCAACACGCTGTTCCACCTCGCCAAACAAGGCGGTTTCGATCCGCGCGCGCATCGCGCCAAGTCGATCGACCCAGCACAGCGCGAGCGACAGCACGCCGAGCGCGCCGCCCGCGAAGCGGCCGAGCTGGCGACACTCACCGAGAAGCAGAAAGCCGCGTCGACGCTCGCCGAATCGATCTGGTCGGCGGCCGAGCCCGCGCCAGTCGATCATCCCTATCTCGTTCGCAAACGCATCCCCGCCGATGCGCTGCGCGTCTATCGTGGCAACCTGAGCATCGGCACGGCCGCGTGCGACAGCGCACTCGTCATTCCTGCACGGGACGCGGACGGCACGTTGTGGACGCTCGAATTCATCCTGACCGACGGGCAGAAACGCTATCTGCCGAATGGCCGCAAGGCGGGCTGTTTCTCGTTGATCGGCGACGCGGTGTCGTCCGTCCGGCTGATCGGCGAGGGGTATGCGACCTGCGCGACACTCGCGGCGGCGACAGGCTATCCGGTCGCCGTCGCATTCGACGCCGGCAACCTGCACGCCGTCGCGACGGCGTTGCGCGGCCAGTATCCGGACGCGCGCATCGTCGTGTGCGCCGACGACGACCACACGACGAACGGCAATCCGGGCGTCACGAAGGCTCGCGCGGCAGCCGACGCGGTAGGCGGCGCGGTGGCCGTTCCCGACTTCGGCCCGAGCCGTCCGGCGGCCGGTACCGACTTCAACGATTTGGCTGCCCACCTCGGCCCGGATGCGGTGGCCGCCGCCGTGCGCGCAGCGCTCGCCGTAGACGGCTCGCCGGGTTCCGGGAGGGAGAAGGCTAGACCGCCAGTCACGAAGCCGGCCGAGCGCCCGAAAACGGCCCGCGCGCAGGACGGCAAGTCGCGGTTCGTCGTCGACGACAAGGGCGTGTGGTATCACGGCTTTAACAATCAGGGCGACCCGCTGCCACCGCATTGGGTCAGTACCCGTATTGACGTGATTGCGGAGACGCGAAACGAGATGAACAGCGAGTGGGGCTACCTGCTCGAATTCACGGACCGCGACGGCATCCTGAAACGATGGGCGGTACCGGCCGGCCTCTTTGCCGGCGACGGCACGGAGCTGCGCCGCATGCTGCTCGATATGGGCGTGAAGCTCGGCGTCACGCAGACCGCCCGCACGCAGATCGCGAATTACATCCAGATGGCGCGCCCCGACGAGCGCGTGCGCTGCGTGCCGCGCGTCGGCTGGCATCACGGCGCGTTCGTGCTGCCCGATCGCGTGATCGGCACGGGCAAGGAGGCGCTGATCTATCAGGCCGATACGCCGATCCAGAGCCAGTTCAAGGAGCGTGGCACGCTCGACGACTGGCGGCGCGAGGTCGCGGCCTACTGCGTCGGCAATAGCCGGCTGCTGTTCTGCGTCGCGACCGCCTTCGCGGGGCCGCTGCTGCACTTCTCGGGGCTTCAGTCGGGCGGCTTTCACCTGCTCGGCACGACGTCCAAGGGCAAGTCGACGGGCGGCGTCATCGCCGCGTCTGTGTTCGGCTCGCCGGACTACGTGCGGAGCTGGAAAGCAACCGACAACGCGCTCGAAGCGGTCGCCACGCAGCATAGCGACGCGTTGCTGATTCTCGATGAAATCGGGCAGGTCGAGCCGCGCCTGGTCGGCGACGTGATTTACATGCTCGCGAACGAGTCGGGCAAGGCGCGTGCATCGCGCAACGGTTCGGCCAAGCCGGTGCTCACGTGGCGGCTGCTGTTCTTGTCGAATGGCGAGAAGAGCGTGTCCGCGCTGATGGCCGAGGCGAACAAGCCGATGAAAGGCGGCATCGAGGTGCGCTTGCCGGCCATCCCGGCCGAAGTGGGCGAAATGGGCGTCGTGGAGAAACTGCACGGCTTCCCGACGCCGGCCGCGTTGATCGAGCATCTGGAGCGCCACGCGGGCCGGTATTACGGCACGGCCGGGCCGGCGTTCATCGAGTTCGCATCCGCGCAGGCCGATGAGCTGGCGGAACATCTGCGTAAGCGCGTTGACGATCTGGTCGCGGAATGGGTGCCGGACGGCGCGCATTCGCAGGTCGCGCGCGTCGCGAAACGGTTCTGCCTCGTCGCGGTGGCGGGCGAACTGGCGACCGCGCACGGGCTGACCGGCTGGCCGGAGGGCGCGTCGGTCGAGGCGGCGCGTCGTTGCTTCGAGGGCTGGATGGAACTGCGCGGCGGCGCGGGCAATTCGGACGAAGCGGAAGCCGTGCGGCAGGTGCTGCATTTCCTCGTCGCGCACGGTGACAATCGTTTCGTGTGGATGAACCGCGCGCAGGACGATCATCGGCCGAACGTGCCGCATCGGGCGGGCTTCAAACAGCATGTGAAGCGCGACGAGCGCCGCACCGCGATCGCGTCCGATCGCGAGTATTACGCCGAGTTCGGCGGCAAGATGAGCGCCGACGACGCCGAGCACGTCGAGACGGAATATCTGATCGAGGCGGCCGTGTTCCGCAAGGACGTGTGCGCCGGCTTCGATCACAAGATGGTCGCCAAGGCGTTGATGAAGCGCGGCGTGCTGATGCCGCGTAGCGACGGCTATCCGTATCGGCAGGAGTACATCCCCGGACACGGGAAATTCATGGTCTACCGCGTGTTGCCGTCCATCTTCACGCTCGAACTGTGAAAGACGCCGCCGCCGTCCGGGAGAGCGGTGTCGGGCATTCCTTTGCGCGGCATTTTTGGCCCGCGCGTCAAAGTTACTTTGACCGATACGCGCCAGATGGAACCGGACGGGCGGCTGCCGCGAATCTTGCCGCCACCGTAACAATCCGGGCTGGTTTATCTCCAGTATCTCCAGCGTTCTCCAAATCGTTTGGAGACACGCGAAGCCTTACGTGATAAGGCTTTGCGGTCGATTCGGACGTTTGTCTCCAAATCTCCAACTCGTTTTGCACTGAGCGGATTCGTGTCGCGCGGTCGCATCGACCACGAGACCATATGGGGCAAGGCTCTCCGGGAATCGGGAGCCGTCGAAAGCGCATTTTCGAGGGGGGGTCCGAGACGAGCACCGATCGGACATTGTTGCGCCTGCTGCAAGTGTCGGGGGCGGCCGGATTGCCAAGGGACCCTGTTATGCGTCGGACATGCGGGGGCTCACACCCGCGTGTTTTTCCTACTCCCGGCGCGCCTAAGGGGGGTCATATTCATACCGAAATGCAGGGGGCCGGCAGTGCGATGCCCACTCTGAAAAATCGGTGGGAGGCGTGCGACAAGGGGGGCATAAGCATGCCGTTCGACAGTGCCTCAGGAATCGCCGACAATCGATCGCTGCCTTCCTTCCTATTGTTTGTTTCCGACACGTCGGAGTAGCCATGACGTATCCCACCTCGCGGTACCTTGACGGTTTTAGAGTGAGCGCGCGTGTTATTGGATCGGTCGTATTGGTTTTGGGCATAGCCAACACGGCCGTCGCAGATCAGCTGGATGATGCGGCAACAGCGTTTCAGACGATGGACTACGCAACCGCCGTCGCACTCTGGCGCCCTCTTGCTGAGCGAGGAAACTCAAAAGCGGAAATCGGTCTAGGTAAGCTCTATGACTCCGGTTTCGGGGTTCCCAAAGATCCCGCGCAAGCCACCGTTTGGTTTCAGAAAGCTGCGAATCAAGGTGACGCCGAAGGCGAATGCATCATCGGAGAAAGATACGTGCAGGGGGCTGGCGGCTTGTTTCGCGACATTTCGCAGGGGTTGGCGCTAATGCGGAAAGCTGTCGGTCATGGAAGTGCGTATTGCGCAGGACAGATCGGAGAGCTTTATCGAAATGGCCTATTTGGCGTCCACAAAGATCCTGTCGAAGCAGCCGCATGGCATCGGAGAGGGGCGGAGATGGGGGACACGCTTACCCAAGGTCGACTCGGCGCTGACTACGAGTTCGGCATCGGAGTGCTTGAGGATTCCGAGCAAGCTGCATACTGGTATCGAAAGGCTGTAGAACAACTGCGCAAAGAGGCTGAGCAAGGCAATGTCGCCTCGCAGTTAAACCTAGGCCAGACGTACGAGTGGGGATCATGGGGCTTGGGCAGGGACAAAGCTGCGGCCTTATATTGGTGCAAGAGGGCAGCGCAACAGAAGAGCCGCGTGGAAGATTTCGCTAAGCAATGCGTCTCGCGGGTTGAGCAGGAATCCCTTGCTACCGAGTCAAAGTGACGATTTTCGCGTCGGCCGAATGGCAAATTTCGCACTTCACTTGCGGGTGATGCGAGGTCCGTAAGCCACCGATGCTTCCGGTGACTCGCGAGCGCCTACAAAACTTACCTGCTCCTGTCGTTTGCCACGGAGAGGAGCAGGCGGCGTTGGGTTGTCGATGTCCATCCCCTAGCGGGCGGATGCAACGCGGATGATCGAGGCCCCTGCCTTGAGCTGGTCCAGATGATCGCCCCATGCCTGCATCATTCGCCTGCGCTCCGGCAGATATTCAGCGTGGACGTAGGCGGCTGTCACCTGATTGCGTTCGGCGTGTGCCATCTGGCGCTCTACAACGTCCCGCCCGAAGCCGAGTTCGCGCAGAGCGGTAGCAGCCAGTCCGCGAAACCCGTGCCCCGTCATCCGCGACTTGTACCCCATGCGATAGAGCGCATAGAGCATGGTGTTGTTCGAAATGTGGCTCCGGCCTTGCACGCTGTAGAACACGAATCGATGCTGGCCGTTGAGCGCGCGGAGCTGAGCGAGCACGTCGAGTGCCTGCCGCGATAGCGGCACGATGTGCGGATCGCGCATCTTCATGCGTTCCGGCGGCACGCGCCATTCTGCGGCGGCTTCGTCAAACTCAGACCATTCCGCACGGATCATTTCCGTTGTCCGCACGAAGGTCAGTGCCATCAGGCGGAGCGCGAGCCGGGTAACTAGGTCGCCTTGGTAGGCGTCAATGTGAACCGCGCCGGGAATCGTGGAGGCCGGTTGGTTTAAGTTAATGCAGGCAAGTCAGCGGCATTTCTGAGTTGCCTGTAGTAGTTTGCCTCAGCCTCAGCGGGCGGGATATAGCCGAGCGGTTCCATCAACCGATGATGGTTGTACCAGGCCACCCATTGCAGCGTTGCCAGTTCGACGGATTCCCTCGTTTTCCAAGGGGCGCGCCGATGAATCAGTTCCGTCTTGTACAGGCCATTGATCGTTTCGGCCAGCGCATTGTCGTAGCTGTCGCCCCGGCTGCCGACCGACGGCTCGATGCCGGCCTCAGCCAGCCGTTCGCTGTACCGAATGCTGACATATTGCGCCCCTCTATCGGAGTGATGTATCAATGTCCCGTCGTCACCCGGTTGGCGAGCGTACAGCGCCTGTTCAAGTGCATCCAGAACAAAGTCCGTGGTCATCGACGAACTGACGCGCCAGCCAACGATGCGACGGGCGAACACGTCAATGACGAACGCCACGTAAAGCCAGCCCCGCCATGTCGAGACGTAGGTGAAATCCGACACCCAAAGCTGATTCGGTCGCTCAGCCTTGAACTGCCGGTTCACCCGATCCAGCGGGCACGGCGCGCTCGCATCGGAAGTCGTCGTGCGAACTCGCTTGCCGCGAACTGCGCCTCGCAAGCCCTGCAGCTTCATCAACCGCCCGACCGTGCAGCGTGCGACCAAGATGCCCTCACGGTTCATCTGCTTCCAGACCTTCGGCACGCCATAGACCTGCATGTTGGCCTGCCAGACACGCTTGATCTCCGGCTGCAGAAGCTCATCGCGTTTGGCGCGGGCGCAGCGTTTGGACGGATCGCGAAGCTGCGCAGCATGGCGTCGGTAGCCCGACGGGGCAATCCGCAAGACCTTGCAGATCGGCTCGACCCCGAAGGTGTCGCGATGCTGATCAATGAAGGCCTTCAGGACTTGAAACGGCGGTCGAGCTCCGCCTGGGCGAAAAACGCGCTCGCCAGCTTGAGAATCTCGTTGGTCCGGCGCAGTTCCTTGACCTCGCGTTCCAGGGCCTTGATGCGTTCACGCTCGGTCGTGCTCACGCCATCGCGCTCCCCGCGGTCGACCTCGTCGCGTTTGACCCAATCCAGCAGCGTCTGCGGCGTACAGCCGATCATCGGCGCAATCGATTCGACCGCTGCCCACATCGACGGGTGTTCGCTACGCTGTTCGCGTACCAGACGCACTGCGCGCTCCCGCACTTCCGGGGAAAATTTGCTTGCCTTCTTGTTCATGACTCGATTCTCTCAAGAATACGAGCCTCCACAAAATCCGGTGCGGTTCAATGTCGCGCATGAGCTGCGGGATCTCCGTCGCCTTGACGCGTGCCATGTGCTGTACGCCCGGACCTTTCTTCAAGACCGTCTGCGCATCGATGTCGGCCGCCGGATTCCTGGAGCATCGCCCGGTCATGATTCCGTACTGGAAGACCGCGCGAGAGCGCTGGAGGATCCGCTTCGCCGTTTCACGCACGCCGCGCGCCTCGACCTCGCGCACGATGCTGAGCATCTGTGGCGAATCAATCTCCGCGATCGGGCGAGGGCCGATCTTCGGAAACACGTCGACCTCAAGCGAATTCAACACCTTCTCCGCGTAGCCGTCGCTCCAGCCCGGACGCTGAGAGTCGAACCACTCGCGGGCTACCGCTTCGAACGAGTTGGCCGCCGCGATCTCGGCGGCCCGTCTTGCGTCCTTCTTCGCCTCGCCCGGATCGATGCCGGCCGCGATCTGCTCGCGGGCCTCGTCGCGCTTCTTCCGTGCCGTCGCAAGCGTGACGGCCGGATAGACGCCGAGGGCGAGCGTCTTCTGCTTGCCAAGGAAGCGGTAGGACAACCGCCAGTACTTCGCGCCGTTCGGTTGGACGAGCAAGAACATCCCGTTGCCGTCCGTCAGTTTGTATGGTGCCGCGCTGGCCTTCGCGTTCCGCACCTGTATGTCAGTGAGAGGCATTGTTGGTATCTGTGTTGTTGGTATCTGCTGATACCAACAAAAATACCAACACTTTCTCTGGCTGTCACTGAGCAACGTTGGGTAACGATAGGCGCGAGATGGCCGCCGGACGGGCTTGAGCGGGGAGTTTCTTGTGAATCTTGGGGGAGGTTTGGGGCTTGGCTGGTCCCCCCGACAGGAATCGAACCTGTATCTAGCGCTTAGGAGGCGCTTGTTCTATCCATTGAACTACGGGGAGCGGATAGTTTGAGCGGGATGGATTGAACCCTTGCAAATCAGGCTCTAAGCCTTGTCCCGCTTGCCTTTCGGCGATTTTCTCCAATCGACTGATGACGCATAATGACACGCGATGACAGAGGATTTAACGCCGCCTCTGCTACACTTTTGCTACAAAACCACCCTGTAGCACGCCATATTCGGACCGCGTTGCTACAGTTTTTCAACGGGGTAGCACGTGGCGTCAATCATCCAGATTGGCTCTCGCTGGCGGGCTCAGGTCCGCCGGCTAGGGAGCAAGAGTATATCAAAGACATTCCGAACAAAGGGGGCGGCCGAGGCTTGGGCACGCGGCATCGAATCGTCGATCGACGAGGGGCGCGAGGCGGCGGTCGAAGAAACCATCACGGTTGGCGAACTGGTGAGGCGCTATCGAGAGGCCCGAAAGGAGTCTGGCCGACCGGTTGGCGAGAAGTCGAATGAACACTACATGCTCGCACGACTAGAAAGTCACTTTGATGATGAAGTGGCCGCGAAGCTGTCAACGCAGCGATTGGTCAAGTTCGCTCAATTGCGAAAGAAGGAGGGCGCTGGCCAGTACACCATCGACATGGATATCTCGAAGCTCGGGACCGTTTTCAAGCACATGGCGTCACTCCTCGATCTGCGATTGCCGCATGCACCAAGTATCGCGCGGCCGACTCTCGATCACTTGCGGCTTATCGGACCAGGCAACCATCGGAATCGGCGACCGACGCGCGATGAGATTGTGAAGATATTCGAGTGGTTCGCGGAGCATCCTGAGCGAGAGCAGGCAGTGCCGGACGTGATTCGTGTCGCTATGAAGAGCGCGTTCCGTCGCGGCGAATTGTTCCGGCTTACGTGGTCTGATCTGGACGTCGAGCGCCGCCTCGCGCTCGTGCGTGATCGAAAGCACCCTCGGCAGAAGAAAGGAAACGACGAGTGGGTGCCGTTGATTGGAGACTCGCTCGAAGTACTGCTACGTCAGCCGCGATATCCGGTGCCGCCCGAGTACGAAGCGAAGCGCAAGGCAGATCCGGCGATCGAGCCGCATCCGAACGAGTTCATATTCCGATTCGACAAGAGCACGGCCAGCAAGTACTTCAAGCGGGCGTGCGTGGACAAAGGAATCGACGATTTGCGGCTGCACGATCTTCGGCATGAGGCGACGAGCGCGCTATTCGAGGATGGGTGGGATATCCCGGAGGTGGCGGCCGTTACCGGACACAAGGACTGGCGCAACCTGAAGAGGTACACGAATCTGCGACCGGATCAGGTTGCAAAGAAGGGGCAGTTGACGGTCATGAACCGCGATTAGTGGAGCCGCGCGGCGGCGGCCCATGCGCGGCCGTCAAGCCGCCTTCCGTCGCGCCTGCGCCGACATTTCATCGAGGTAATCCGCGACGGCATCGTAGGCGGCGAAGCGCCCGCTGCCCTCCTTGTACGTCGCGATCGGGAACGTCTCGGCGCTAATCTGATTGCGGATAGTTCCCTCCGACATGAGAAGGAGCTGTGCTAGCTGCGCTAACGTCATGCGCGGGCCGTACTTCTCAAGTATGTATGCGCGAGTCAGAAGGCACATTTGCGTTCTCCCGCGCGAGCCCGGAGCCGATCGAGCCGTTCGAGTTCCGCGAGGATCAGTGCGGCGGCCTTGACGAGATTGCGACGCTGCGTTGTCGGCTTCCACCAATCGGTGGCCCAAGGCCACGGCGGCGGTGGATCGCCAGCGGGATATGCGAGCGTGTACATGGCATAGCACCCTGCTGCACAGGACATCTCGAGGTCGCCGCATTTATCGTCGTGTTCAGGCGTCCAGCCTTCCTGTTCGATCTGGCGGCGGCGCTCGATGAGCACGTCGTGAGCAGCGTTGGTTAGTTGTATTGCGATCTGTGCGTCGTTGCTGCCGTTTAGGAGCGATTCAAGCGCGGCCACATGCTGCTCGCCGGCTGGATGGCCGGCACATGCGCCGAGCGCAAATTCGATTGCCGCGTTCTGTTCGTGTGTCATCGCGATCGCGGGCGGGGGAGTGGGATTTGTGCGGTCGATCTCGCGCAGCAGCGCGGAACGATATTGTCGTATCGTCTGAAACGACATCGAGTATTCGTCGGCGGCGATGAGCAGTCTAAGTCTCGTGAGCGCTTGGGACGTTGCGCTGCCGGTTGGCTTATTGGGTTCGACTCCATTCAAGGCTTCGCGAAGCTCTGCCGCGCGCGCAGCTCGTGCCCGCATATCACGCGATCCTTCGGCCAGCGTGACATAAATCTCGTCATGGTTTTGCCGGTGCGTGTCGATCGTGAGGCGATAGAGCAGATCGCCTTCCTGCAACCAGTTCGGTGCGGTGTTCTGTTCGTCGTTCATGGTCATCCTCAATTCTGTTCGTGTGGTATCGCCCGGCCGAGCTGCATCAAACCCGTTTCGAGCGTGACGCCGGCCGCCGCCGCCCACGTGCGAGCGTCCTGCGCTGCCTTGTGCCGTGCGTAGCTGCCGACGTCGTCGGCCATCAGGTCGAGCAGCACGATGTCGGCCGAGTGCGAGACGTCGCTCACAAGGGCGCGGATCTCGATGCAAAGCGCGTCGAGGCGTGCGTGCATGCCCCTGCGGGCATCCGCAGGGGCTTCGTTTCTCTGGATTGCTTTTCGCCGCGCACGCGGCGTGTCGTTCTTCTGGATTGCCTTTGCGGGCGCGAGCCCGCGCACACGCTTTGAAACCGCATTGCCGTCGACGCTCGCCAGTGTGATAGCCGGGCGCTTGTTCGCGCGTTCCCGCTTTCGCGGCAGCGGACGTGGGGTAGAAAGGGCCGGGCGCGGGGTCATTGGGCTGCCTCCCGCGCCATTTCGGGCATCCAGTCGGGGTCGGGCATCGTGAACAGCTTGTCGAGCCACCGCCGAACGCCTGCCATTTCCTTCGCCTTCGAAGCGCTAGTGCTTTCGAGGGTGCGGGTGAGCACCTGAACCGCAGCCCGGATCGCTTCGACGCGCGTCCTGTACCGGCCGGGGGATTCGCCGTCGATGCGCTTGCATGGCGACGATCCGCCCGCGCTGTTGAAGGCGTACGAGAAACCGAACTCCCAATCGCCCTCTGCGATCTGCGCGAGCCGAATCTCGACGGACGCGCGCCCGGTGCGCTTCGAGATGGGCGCGGACAGGATTTCCGATGGCTCATACACGCCATGCTCGTTTGCCTTGGCGATCGGATATTTCGGCCGACGCGTCGGCACGGCATCGAGCAGGTCTTCGAAGCCCGTCAACGCGCGATGTACGCCTGCGATCGTGCCCGGCGACAACTTGCCGAAGCCCGGATCGTGCAACACGCTTTGCAGCGCTTGCAAAAGTTGCTTTGCATGTTGCTCGCCAATCTTCCGTTGAGGCTCGGCGGCGGCCGTTGTCGCGACGCTCTTGGGCGACGCCGTGTGGAGATGCTTTTTCGTGACCTTCGTCTTGCCCGCGTCTTTCGCTTTCGACAGGCTCGAGACGATCCGCTCCAGCGTCCGTTCCGCGCCGTGCCGTCGTATCTGTTCGATCACGAGCGTGCCGGAGATGGAGCCGTCTCGGACGAACTGATGAATCTCCGCAGGTGCCTGCTCGAGCAGGCCGACGTCGCGAATGGTTTGATCCGTAACGTTCAGGCGCTTGCAGATCGTTTTCGTGTCGAGGCCATGTACGTCGCGCAGTTCCGCGACGACCGTGGCGAGGTCGAGCGGAGACGCGCGCTTGCTTTCGTTGCTAAGGTAGCCGTCGATCACCATCTCGGCGCGTTCAACCGTCTTCGCATCGCGCACGACGACCGGGATCTTGCCGAGGTCCTTTCCCGCACGGATTGCGTTACCAGCGGAGAGGTAGCGGTGTTGCCCCTTATAGACGTAGATCAGGTCCTTTCCGTCGACTTTCCGGACGTAGCAATGGAGCGGTTGACTCTTGTCGTAGCCGTTGGCGATCATCAGCGCGGTGAGGTGCGACACCCACTGTTGATCGACGGGGCGCACGTTGTCGCGTGGATCGTAGTGGAGCTGTTCGTACGGCACCATCCAGAGATCCGCCGACGTCGCGCCCGCCGCCGCAGCGGCAGCCTTCGCATTGCCGGTGACGATCGGCTCGACGAGCGCGAGCGGTTGGGTGCGGGCGTCCATTACTCGGACTCCTGCGGTCGGAGACTGTGAGCGAGTTCCATTGAGCAGTCGAGGATCAGGCGCGACTGCGTTTTCGGTCGCCGAAGCAGGAGATTCGACCAATTCGGAGCGGTATCAATGCGCTCGACGATCCAGCCGAGCGCGAGAAACGCGCGGATGGCGCGATCGGCCGTCTCGTTGAAAATCCCCGCGCGAACTCGGAGCGCCCATTTTGCCCGGCCGCTGTAGCGGTATTCGTCGGGTGCGCGGCAGTCTTCGAGGTACATCGAGTAGCCGTCAACGGCAATGTAAACGCCGGTTTCAGCGACCAACGCAAGGTCGCGCTCGATCGCTCGGATGTGCTTCTCGGCCTTCTTGAGTTGAGCGAGACGACGCGCATGAATGGCATTCGCGTGAGCGACGATCTCGTTATACGACGTCGGATGCTTGTAGGTCGTCATGCGCTTCACGCGGTCCTCCGGTTCTGGATCATCAGTTCGAGTCGCGACACTTCGAGGTCGATGCTCTGGCGGAACAGGCGCAGGAATCGCAACGTGCGGGTATCCGACCCAAGCAGCGAGTCGACGGAAATCTCAAGCGAGCGGAGATGCGGGAACGAGACGGCGACGTGACGTTCCGCGTTTCGCGTGACGATCGTGTGGAGTTCGGGGCGCGTGTGCGCGGATCCGGCGGGCACGGCGGATCGCGACGCATGTCGAGGCGCGAGTGCGCTGCCGGCATCGTTCGAATAGGTGCCGTCCGCCTGCTTGCAGGGCACCGACAGCGGCGGGGCCGCGTCCGATCCCGTCAGCCAGTACAGGAAACGCAGGTCGTGCGGGCGCGGTTGGCGGCGCAGCCATCCGCCCCGCGCGAGCTTGTCGATGCATTGCGCAGCCGCGCCCGGCATGTCGGCGAAATGGGTCGTGCACACCTCGTCGGACGTCATCGCGTGCGTGGCGTGCCTGAACACGGTCAGGATTCGAGCCGTCAGGTCGGCCCGTTGAGCGGGCGTGAGGTCGACGTATGGATTGAGTCGGCGCGGAGCCGCGTTCGGGAGGGCGTTGTCGATCACGATGCCTCCCTGATCCTGAACGCGCGCGGCTTCTGCGGGCGGGAGTGCTTTTCCGGCTCGGCGTGTGTCGCGGCGCGAAGGCGCTTGATCGCGTCCGCACACGTGGGTTCGTCTGGAATCGAGATCTGCTTCGCGGCAATGGTGTTGCCGTCCATGATCAGATACTCGATATAGACGCCGTCCACGAGTGGCCGGCGCATGACGACATGCTTGCCGACGAGGATCGGCGACGTCGGAAGCTGGCGATCGCGTTCGTAACGGGCGACGGTCCGGGGCGACAGCGTGTCCCGGCGCGGGATGCCCGCGTGCTGTGCAGCGTTGATTCTGTGCATGGCTTCATCTCCTTTACGCCGAGCGCGCAAGCCGTCCTCGGCGCGTGAGCGTCAGACGTTGGCGTGAAAGGTGGCGGGCTTGTCGGCGACGGGGCCGTTATCCAGCACGTTCGCCGCGATGATCAGGGCGGCGGCGGCAAAGACGCACTTGAACAGCAGCGACTTTTCCAAGTTACTTTGGCGGGCGGGTTCGGAGGGCGTAACGCGCGGGGCTTGCTCGTCGCGGAGCCAGTTCCGGCGGGCCTCAGCGTGAAGATCGGTCGGCTTCATGGGGTAAATCTCCGGTTGAGCGTCATGTGACGCGACAGGTGGAGTATCCATTAATGGAAAATGCCCTGTCAATCCATAAATGGATAAGTGCTCCCGGAATAATCCCCGCCGGGTTAGGCGGGGGCGCGTTATCGGGAGTTTCGTGGGGTCAGCAGCAGGGTTGCGGCGTGGCAGGTAAGGACTAGCGCCGCATCAAGCCACGCTGAAGTGTTTAGGTATGCTGCGGCTGCAATTCCGATCGTCGCGGTTGCGAGGATGCTGGCGGTTCCGCGTTGGCGGGCGAGCCGGTGTGAACGCTGATTCCGCGCGTATTCGATGCGCTCAGCCAATTGATGTGCGCCGGCCAAAACGTCTTCTGCGGTATCGGCGTCTACGCCTTTGGCGGAGATGGCGATTGTGCCGTCCTCGCGTAGAAGCACGGCAGCGGCGGCCACTGCGGGCGATCGATCGTGGCGCGCTACCAAATCGCGCAGAAACGCGCGGATGGCGGCCTGCCGAGTTCGTCTTCGTATCGTGGGCAGTTCGTAGACGTTATCGGTTTCGCGTTTTGGTCCCTCGGATGCGGGTTTTGTGGTTTTGTTCATCGCTCAACAATTCGTTCGATAATGGGCGTTGAGCGGCGGCTGACGCGCGCCTCTTCGATCCCGGCGTGGCCGGAATAACTTCTTCGATGGTCGTCGACCCGTCTTCCTCGGTGGTTGTGGCGGTGGTCTGACTCAGAACAAACTCGATATATCGCTCGATTGCCTTCTTCTCCGTCTCCGGGAGTTGGGCGTAGCGGACGCGATCGTAGTGAATTACCGATGCATCGTTCGCGTCGTCGATCAGCAGATCGGTAGGGGATATGCCGATCGCGTTAGCGAGAGATTCCACCACGCGCATCTGCGTGTCTACCTTCCCGGACAGGACTCGATTGACCGAGCTTTGGGAAATTCCGGCGCGCTTGGCGACCTTTTCTTGCTTGTCCACGTGCGGGTAGTGATCCATGTACCACCGCAGCTTGCGGGCCAAGATCATCCGAAGCGATGACTTCGTGGGCGGCGTTTTCATGCCGACATCTTGCCGAATTTGGATAACCATTGGCGGATGGTTTGCCTTGCGTGTTGGTTGAATGAAATTCCTTAAATGGATAAACTCGCGGCTGGCCATTGTGATTGGGGGCGTTATGAAGACCGGAAGCGAGCCGATTCTTACTGCCGTGCTGCGGCATCTCGACGCGGCAAAGGGCGATTGGCCGGCAATTGCGAAGCAAAGCGGCGTGCCGTATCAAACCCTCGCGAAGATTGGTGGACGGGTCGTCTCAGACCCTCGCGTCTCGACCGTTCAGGCGCTTCTCGACTGCCTTGGGAAGCGGTGCGCTGGACAGCGTTCCTACAGTTCCGCCGCCGAGTGAGCCGATAGGCCCCTCGCGGGACAGAGCGAATCGTACGCCTCCCCCTCGAGCAGCAAAAGATTGAAAACGACCGACCACCAATAGTTCAATGACCTGCAGATACGACAGCACCGAATGGCTGGACGTGCTCTATACGTCCGTGCGCAACACGCCCGGCGGCGTAGCCGACGCCGCCAATCACCTGACGAACCGCCGAGGCAAGGGCATCACGCCGGAGTCGCTTCGTCTGCGCCTGCGCGGCGTCGGCGATAGCCGCCTCTCGATGGAGATGTTCGAGTTGCTGATCGAGTGGATGCAGGAGAAGAGCGAAGCCGAGGCGCACGCGCTCGATGCATTGCATGCGCTCAACGCTCGTTTCGGGCTTGTCGCGGAGCGCGTCGACGATCACCACGCGGTCGACGGCCATGAACCGGGAACGATGCATCTCGTGACGACGACGCTCCACTTGCAGGCGCACGTGGGGAAGGTCGCCGACGACGTGACGCGCGCGCTCGAAGATCAGCGCATCGACGATCGCGAAGCCGAGCAGATCATCGCGACCGGCCGCAAGGGGCAGCGCCTGTTCCAGCGGCTGATCCATGCCGCCCGTAACCTTGCTGCCCGCCGGCGTCGCTGACATGCAGCGATTCATGCCCGGCATGGGTTGCTGCCGCGTTGCGCGCGAGCAGGTGCAGTTGTGTTGCGAACGCCCGTATCAGCTCGCATGCGGCATTGCTGCGCTCGCGTACCGGATCGAAGTCGCTCCGGAGCAGGCCGGACGGTTGTTCGTCTCCCTGATCTCGACTTTCCCCGATCGCGTTGCGCTGTTTATCGAACGCGCCGCGTTGTCCTGCGCGGCACTGCCGACGAAGACTGAGCGCCACGCGTTCCGCAATCAAATCGCGGGCCGTCTCAGTGCGGAGGATCTTGCGATCTTCGACGAATCAATGTCGACCGAGTGGCGACGCCTGCGTGGCAAGTGACAGGAGATCAGGAATGGCCAATTTGCGTCTTAACGGCAGCCCACGCGAGCGATACGCCCGCCGACAAGGCGGTAGTGACGCCTTGCTTCAGCGCTTCGGTCGCGCCGTTCCTCGCGCTATCGACAAGATACGAGCCAAGCGTTTGCTTGCCTGTAAGGGACGACGGAGTGGCCTTGAGAATTTCAAGCGCTTTTGCGGTCAGCACCAATTCGCTGAAAGTCCCCGAATCGAGCTCCCTGTCGTAATCGATGTATCCGGCCCGTTTCAGCCATCGAACGGTATTGCAGAAGAATTCGAGGGCGGCCGCGATGTCTTGGTCGATGGTGCCGTCGCTGCGAAACATGTTTTCCGCATTGATGCCGTGGTCGCTCGCCGTGATTCCTGTTGCCACAGGGAAACGCTCGTACAGGGTCGCAAGCAGTTCTGCAACGAGTAGATCAAATTTCTCAATATTCGAGGACATGATGAAGGGCTCCAGCGAAGGTTTGAAACAAGGGTTTGCGTATCGGGCAGAAGGATACTGGAAGAGCTGGTACGGCGACGCCGAAGTGCGCGCCGCGAGCCGCCTACTTGAAATGGCTGATCGCGATACCGCGATTGAGATTCTGTCCGCGCTATTCACCCGAATCTGCATCTGGGGCTTGGAGGCGCTGCGGATGGAATGTCCGAGGTGCGAGCTCGCGTCGGCCGTTGTCATTTCCACTCGGCATGCAGGCCCTCGCGCCGATCTTACGCTTGTCGAAATCTGCGACGCGTGTTTTCGCGGAACGATGAGCGGTAGCGAAGCTCGGGTCGCGGTGATCGGGCTTGTAGACCGGCACCCGCGTTCCGAGATCGTCGAGGCCGTCGAGGCACTTCTTATCCGCATCAAGGCTTTGGGGCGCGAGGCGCTTCGCCGTCGCTGCTGTGCCTATCGAGGCTGACCAGAAAAGCGACTTTGCAAAGCAGATGAGGTTCGCTCCGTCAGTTAGCACTGGAGACTCGAAGTGAATACGAACAGCACGAGCGGCGGCTTGCGTCGCCGAGCATCCCGCTACCGGCTCTCGCCGTCCGGGCAACAGCTCTACATCGCTGGACGGGCGCGTTGGCGGAACTACTCGCACCAGTTGGCGCACGATCGTCGCATGGCCGAGCTGGCCGGCATGTACGTATCGGACGCGCGGTGATGGACGGGGGGCAGCGGTGGAAAAGGATCACAACGCATACAGGAGAGTTTATGCAAAAGGGTATTTCGATGGGCTCAAAGCGGCGAGGGCGGGCATGAACCCCGGCCGTCAGCAATCCATTCTGCGCGGCATGCCGTCTGTCGCGCAGAAGGTTTTCGAGTTCGTGCCGATTCAAGAATCGTGGACGACCAAGCAGATCGTGGCGCAGGTGAAAGCCACGACCAAGGCGCAAATCGATTCACGAACGGCGGACAACTGCCTCGCGCGGTTGAAGGATGCCGGGCTCGTTCGCGAGGTCACGCGCGGCGAATTTCGACGCGTCCGGCTCGCGACGTGTGGCGTCGAGGCCGATGCGGTCGACGACGCGGAGCCGGAAGTTCGTGCGCCCGTAAGCGAATCGCTGAACAGGCGCGACAGCAGCGCATCGCCGATCGATTTGCTGTCGGGCATCGCAAACCGCCTGACCGCGACCGTGGAATCGATACGCGAGATCGCCGTCGAGATCGAAACCGCCGCGCTCGTGATCGAGGAACAGCAGGCGGCGAACGGCCGCGAGGCGGACAAGCTTCGCCAGTTGCAAGCGCTGCTCAAGACGCTGTAGCGACGCGAGCCAAGTTGCTTTGCGTTCGCTGCATCGCATCTGTTTTTTCCCATTTCTTTCCCCTCGCCGTGCGTTCGGATTCGCGCGCGCGAGGGATTGCTTTCAAGAGGTGAATATCCCTATGTCGACGCTCGATCAAATCATCCAGCAGCTCCGTAACGCCGATCATCCGGAACTGCCGTCCGGCCATCCGGTCGCGGACGGCAAGCATCATCGCTACGGCCCGCGCAAGAAGTACTGGTATCAGTTGCGCGAGGTCGTCAGCAAGGGCGCGGTGATCGGCTATACAGGCACGTTCGGTCACTTCTCCGGCGACGATCCGGGCACGGAGCGATTCCAGTGGAACGGTGCGCCGCTGAGCGAGGAAGCGCTCGCGGAGACGCGTCGCCGCCAAGAGGCCGCCGAGCAGGCGGAAGCGGAACGCGCGGCGCGTGCGGCGCGCATGGCCGCGAACCGCGCGTGCGACCAATGGGCGCGCGCGAGCGAACAAGGCGCGTCGGCCTATCTGGAACGCAAGCAGGTGACGGCCGAAGGCGTGCGGTTCGACTCGGACGGCACGATCTTCGTGCCGATGTATCAGTATGACGATGAAGCGCGGCTTGTGGGGCTTCAAAAGATCACGCCGGAAGGCGCGAAACGCTTCAACAAGGGCATGGAGAAGAAGGGCGCGGCCTGCCGGCTCGGCGAGGTGAAGGCGGACGACCAGCTCGTAATGATCGCCGAAGGCTATGCGACCGGCCGCTCGGTGCGCATGGCGACGGCCGAGGCGTTCGCGCTTTGCGTCTGTTTCGATGCGGGCGGGATCCTGTCGACTGCCCGCCATCTGCGCGACGCGCATCCGAACGCGCACGTGCTGATCTGCGCGGACGACGACTGGAAGATCGAGCAGCGGATGCGCGACTGGCTCGCGGAGGAATTCGACTTCCGGGGCGAGCTGCCGTTCGATGCCGCGCCGATCCGGATCGAGGCGAAGAAGACGTGGTACATGGTCGCCGCGCACCGCCGCGTCGACGACAACGGCGTGGCCTACGTCGAGGTGACGTACGGTAACGACGTCCTGCCGCAGCGGCGCAAGCGCTTCGAGAACGCCGGCCTGAAACGGGCATACGAAGCGGCTGCCGAGGTCGACGGCGTCAGCGTCGTCTATCCGACGTTCACCGATCGCGGCGAGCGCAAGCTCACCGACTTCAACGATTTGCACGTCGAGGAAGGGTTGGAGGCCGTCACGCGGCAGGTGCAGGCGGCGATCCTGTCGATCCTCGCGCCAGCAAACGAAGACGTTCGCCCGGCTGCCGTCGACGCCGAGCGGTCGGCGCCGGCCGCGACGTCCGCTGCCGCAGGACCGGCGGAATGGGACGGACGCGAAGCTGAGAACGGCGCGCACACATGGGAGCAGGACCTCGCGCGGTCGGACAAGGGCACGCTGTTGCCGACGCTCGGCAATGTCCACCTGATCCTCTCGAATCACAAGGCGTGGCGGGGTGTGATCGAGCAGGACGATTTCGGCGGTCGCGTGATGAAGCGCAAGGCCCCGCCGTTCCCGCAGGGCACCATCGGCGAATGGACGGACATGGACGATCAGCGCTGCGTGCTCTGGTTGTCGCAGCGGTACGGCATTTCGGTGCGCACCGATATCGTGATGAACGCGGTGCTGCTAGTCGCGGACGCGACGCACTTTCACGACGTGCGTGAGTACCTGGAGGGGCTGGAATGGGATGGCGTGCCGCGCGTGCGCTCGATGCCGTCGACGTATCTGCGCGTGGCCGACAGCGAGTATGTGCAGTTGGCCTTCATGAAATGGATGATCGCGGCCGTCGCGCGCGTGATGCAGCCGGGCTGCAAGGTCGATAACGTGCTGATCCTCGAAGGCAAGCAGGGCGCGCGTAAGTCGACGGCGCTGAAGGTGTTGGCGGGCGGCCAATGGTTCACCGATACGCCGATCCAGATCGGCAACAAGGACACCTATGCGGTGATGGCGGGCAAGTGGGTGATCGAGCTGGCCGAGCTGGATTCGTTGAACAAAGCGGACTCGTCGGCGGTCAAGAGCTTCTTCGCGACGGCCGTCGACCGGTTCCGGAACTTCTACGGCAAGCGCGCGACCGACGTGCCGCGTCAGTGCGTTTTCGCGGGCTCCGTCAACTTCGATACGTACCTCAAGGACGAGTCGGGCAACCGGCGCTACTGGCCGTTGCGCGTGGGCGGCTTGGTCGATATCGACGGCATCGCGCGCGTGCGTGATCAGTTGTGGGCCGAGGCCGTCCTCCTGTACCGCGCGGGCGTCGTGTGGCACGTGACAGAGCAGGAGCGCCCGCTGTTCGAGGTCGAGCAGGCCGAGCGGTACGAAGGCGACGTGTACGAAGACAAGATCGCGAAGGCGCTGGAATACGTGTCGCACACGACGATGGAATCGATCCTCGCGGACATCCTGAAGCTCGACACGTCGAAATGGACGCTCGCGGAACAGCGCCGTATCGGCAAGGCGCTGAAATCCCTCGGATGGGTGCGCAAGCGTGAGTCGACGGGCTCGCGTGGCTGGTACTACGTGCGCGAGGAGCAGGAGCCGGAAGCGGCGCTCGAAGCGGTCGCGGCAGGCGATGACGACAGCCCGCTTTGATCGCGTTCGGCGCGCCGCGATGCTGTTCGCGGCGCGCCGCGTTGCCCGCTTTGGCGCGCCGTGGACGTCCCGTGTCCCAGCGTCCCAAAGCACGGCTTCGTGTGCGGGTGCGGGCGCGCGACATGCGCGACGTGAGCGGCGCATGTCGCGGGCGCGCGCGCCCCTGCAAGCCTTTTCCCTTGGGACATTGGGACGTTAGGACGTTAAGGAGAAAGCGATGATGGATCTGATGGAGCGGGCGGGCGTCGCGATGAGCGTGCGTGGTCAGTTCACCGACCCGATTGCCGATCCGAAAGTTACTTTGGGCGCGCTCGCCTTTGCGAACGATCTCGGTCGGTTGCTGGTTCGGATCAAGGTCGCGCAGCAGGCGAAGCCCGAAATGATTCGACGCGCGATGCTGCTGTTGGCGCAGATGATGCGAACGTCGGGGCGATTCAAGCGCGGAAAGTTTTCCGGGTTGAAGCGCGATGAGCGCCGCGAACAACGCGCCGGTCATGCGGTCGAGCGTGCGCAAGTGGATGTGATCGAACGATTCGCGCTGCGGCTGCTCGACGAGTGGGTCAACGACCAATGTGGGACGTGCGAGGGCCGTGGCGTTGTTCGGCGCTCAACCGAACAACCGAAGGCGACGATACGGTGCCTCGTCTGTGCAGGGCACGGGAAGGTATGTGTCGCGGAGGAGCGGATTCCGTTCTTTCACGGCCGCAATGGACCGCTGGTATTTAGGGAGTACGAAGGATGTGACGTTTGCAGCGGTGTGGGGCGCGTGCAGATCGCTGCGCCCGCAACTATTCACGGGCGGCAGATTTGCCCTGATTGTGGCGGGGCCGGTAAGCGGCCGATCGAAGAAGCGGCGCGAGCGCAGGCCCTTGGTGTGACGCTCAAGGAGTATCGGCGCAATTGGTCGTGGCGCTTTCACGACATGCTTGCGCTGCTCGATGCGATCAATGGCTCTGTGAATGACACGCTGCGCTGCCAATTGCGAGAATGAAACGTCTTCCATTCCAAGAGCGGATCGCGTAAACTTCGCACATCCTTTACCGCGTCACTGGATATTCGCTGGCACCGCGCGTTAGTCGTGCAAACCTCTCGGGACAAAACAACGATACGAGGAGCCCGTTAGGTCGTGTGGGGGCGTTCGTCCCTACGAAATGAATTCCAAAGCCCTGAGTGCGAAAGCCCTCGGGGCTTTTTGCATTGGGGCGCTGAAATGCGAAGCGAGTCGGCCAATGGCGGGCCGGGTGAAGTCTGGTCCGCGTGGGATGAGGATCGAAGCACGGGGCGCGTGACCGCGCGCGGTTTCGTATTCGACGATGCGATGGACCGCATCGTGTGGGCGATGGACCGAGCGGGCGATCGCGCGGTCGCGGTGCTCGCGGTCGGGGTCGACGCTGCCTAGAAGTTAGGCAGGGGACCCTATGGTGCGGGCGCACGCGGGGGTGCGCACCCGCGCTTTTTCTCTACTGTTGAATGACCTAGGGGGGTCATATTCATGCCAACCCAACAGCAAATCGCCGAGCATCTCGACCTCGATCAGTCGGCCGTTTCGCGGTTCGTCGACAAGGTTGGGCTCGACTATCGCTCGGCCACGATCGACGAGACTCGCATCGCCTACGTCCGGCACCTGCGCGAGATCGCGGCGGGCCGCGCGAGCGAGTCGGGTATCGATCTGGTCGCCGAGCGCGCGATGACCGAGCGCGTCGATCGCGAAATCAAGATGCTGACGCTGGCGGAAAAGAAAGGGCTGCTTGTGAACGCGGCGCAGCTCGAACAGGCGTACGGCCAGATGGTCGGCGCATTTCAAACGGAACTGCTGTCGCTGCCCGACAAACTCGTGCAGGAGATGCGCACGCTGTACGACATCGAGGTCGACGTCGAATGGTTGAACGAGCATATTCATGGATGTCTTGAGCAGCTTTCTGAATACGACCCCGAGCGTGAACGCGGTGATCCGCCGGCTCGCGCAGCTGCTGCGTCCGCCGGAGAAGATCGGGACGACGGACTGGGCGAGGAAGCACCGCCGGATGAGCGCGAAGGCGACGGCGAGCCCCGGCCGCTATAACCCGAACATCACGCCGTGGGTGTTCGGCATGCACGCGGCGCTCGACGATCCGACCGTGCAGAAGGTCGTGTGCATGAAGTCGGCGCAGGTCGCGTGGACGGATGGCGTGCTGCTGAACTACATCGGCCGGCGGATCGACGTCGATCCGTGCCCGATGATCGTCATGTTCGCGAAGGAGAAGTCGGCGAAGAAATTCAACATGGAGAAGTTCGAGCCGATGGTCGAGGTGACGCCGCGTCTGTCGGCGAAACTGCCGGTCCACGCGAGCCGCGACAAGAACAACCTGTGGGATCACAAGACGTTTCCGCGCGGGTTCCTCAAGTTCATCACGTCGAACGCGCCGGACGACGTGAAGTCGACGCCCGCGCCCGTGGTCGCTGTCGAGGAGCCGGACGACGCGAACCAGAACGTGCGAGAACAGGGCGACTCGATCACGCTGCTTGAGGAGCGCAACAAGAGCTACTCGGACAGCCGCCGCAAAGTGATTTTCGGCGGCACGCCGACCGTCGACGGCTTCTCGCGCATTCAGCAGGCCTACGAGGCATCGGATCAGCGCGTCTATCTGGTGCCGTGCCCGGACTGCGGCGAGGAACATGAGCTGGTCTGGGAAAACGTCACGTGGACCGACGACGCGGAGATCGCGCACGAGGTGTATGGCCGCGCCCGCCCCGAGTCGGCGCGGTACACGTGCCCGCACTGCGGCTCGTTGTGGGACGACTCGATGCGGATTCGCGCGGTGCGCCGGGGCCGGTGGGTGGCGACGGCTCCGTTTCACGGCGTCGCCGGGTTCCGGCTCAATGAGCTGGTGTCGCCGTTCCCCGGCTCGCGCATGGCCGAACTGGTGAAGAAGTGGCTGACGGCGGAGAAGGCGTTGCGCGCCGGCGACGACACGAAAATGCGCTCGTTCGTGAACAACTCGAAGGGCCGGCCGTACAAGTACAAGACCGATCTGCCCGAGATCGACGCGCTCGCCGAGCGCGCATTGCCGTATCCGGCGTTCGTGGTGCCGGCGGGCGGTCTGCTGCTGACGCTCGGCGTCGACGTTCAGCATGATCGCCTCGCGATCGTGCTGCGCGCGTGGGGACGGGGCGAGGAAAGCTGGCTGGTCGCGTGGGACGAGATCTTCGGCAACGTGATGGACCAACGCGAAGACCCGTTGACGGGCGGCGTATGGGGTGCGCTCACGACGCTGATCACCCACGCCTACCGGCATGAGACGGGCGGGCTGCTGCGGGTGCGGGCGACGTCGATCGACTCGTCGGACGGCTCGACGTCGGACGCGGTTTACAAGTACGTGCGCGCGGCGCAGCGGCAGGGTTTGAACGTCTTGGCGATCAAGGGCAGTACGGACGCCAATGCCGAAATCTTCAGCACGCCGCGCGCGTCCGTGGACTCGACGCGGAACAACAGCAAGGCGGCGAAGTACGGGTTGCGGCCGTACATGGTCGGCGTCAGCAAGGCCAAGGATCTGATCCTCGATAACCGGCTCAAGCTGGACGGCAACGGCCCCGGACGCATGCACTGGTATCGCGATGTCCGGTCCGATTATCTGTCGCAGTTGACTGCCGAGGTGAAGGTGCCCGCGCGCATCGGCACCAAGCGCGTCTGGCAGAAGAAGGCCGGGGCGCGAAACGAGGCGCTCGACTGTGAGGCGTATGCGTTGCATGCGGCGCGCAGCGCCAAGACGCACCTGATGACGGAACGGCACTGGCAGGTCGAGCAGCAGCGCCTGTCGCAGGTGTCGCTATTCGAAGCGGTGCCCGTGCTCGACGCGTTGCCGTCGGCGTTGCCGGTCGAGGCGCTGCCAGATCCGCCCGACGATCACGGTACGGATACCGCACCGCCGCAGCAGCAAACCGCACAACCCATCGAAACCCCGCCATCGAGCGGGGTTTCGCGCATTCAGGGGCGTCGCGTCGGCCGTTCCGGCTACCTGACGCGTCGCCGCTAGGAGAGAGCCGATGGCTTACACAAGGCAGGATCTCGATCGCATCCAGTCCGCGATCGCGAAGGGCGAGCTCGAAGTGCAGTATGCGGATCGCCGCGTGAAGTATCGCTCGATCCTGGAGCTTCGCGAGGCGCAAACCGAGATCATTCGCGCGCTCGACGGCGCGAGCGGGCGCTCGCGCATCGTTCGACTGCGGCACGCCGGCAAGGGGGTTCGATGAGCCGCGCGTATCCGATGCTCGCGCGACGCGGATTCGTCGTGCCGACGCGCCTGAAGGCGGCGGCGTACGAATCCGCCAGCACGGGCGGCGCTCGCGCGCGTTCATGGAAGGCGTCGAGCGCCGGGCCGAACGCGGCGGCCGCACAAAACCTGCCGCTGATGCGGCATCGGGCGCGTGATGCGATCCGAAACGATCCGTGGGCGAAGGCCGCGATCACGCGGCTCGTGTCGAACACGATCGGCTCCGGCATACAGGCGCATCCGCGACATCCCGACGAGGCGATGCGCAACGCGCAAAAGCAGCTTTGGGAAGACAGCGCCGAGGAGATCGACGCGGACGGGCTATTCGACATGGCGGGTTTGCAGACGCTCGCCGCTCGAGCGTTCTTCAGCGACGGCGAGGTGCTCGTGCGGCGGCGTCTGCGCAGCTGGCACGATGGCTTGGCCGTGCCGTTGCAGGTGCAGTTGCTCGAAGCGGACCATCTGCCGGTGAGCAAGAACGAACGCCTGTCGCGCGGCGAGATCGTCAACGGCGTCGAGTTCGACGACGACGGACGGCGCATCGCCTATCACCTGTTGACGCGGCATCCCGGCGAGTACGGTCGACAGGCCGGCGACAGCACGCGGACGGTGCGCGTGCCGGCCGACGAGATCGCGCACGTGTTCCTTGCGTTGCGGCCGGGGCAGGTGCGTGGCGTGCCGGAACTGTCGACGGTGCTGCTGCGGCTGCATTCGCTCGACAACTTCGACGACGCGGTGCTGTTCCGGCAAGAGGTCAGCAACCTGTTCGCGGGCTTCATCACGAAGCCGCACGCGGAGCTTGGGCCGATGGGCGACCCGGTTTCCGGAGCGCCGATGCGATACGACGACGACGGGTTTTCGCCAGTCGTGTCGCTCGAACCCGGCGGCATGCAAGAGCTTGCGCCCGGCGAGGAGGTGAAGTTCTCGGAGCCGCCGGGCGCGGGCAACGACTATGTGCCGTTCATGCGACAGCAGCTCATGGCGTCGGCCGCGTCGGTCGGCATGCCGTACGAAGTGCTGACGGGCGATCTGCGCGACGTCAGCGACCGTGTGCTGCGCGTGATCCTCAACGAATTTCGCCGTACGGTCGAACAGATTCAGTGGAACGTGTTTATTCACCAGTTCTGCCGCAAGGTGTGGCGCTGGTGGGTCGACGCGTGTGCGTTGTCGGGCGCGATGCCGATGCCCGACTACTTCCGCCGGCGTCGCGACTATCTGCGCGTGCGATGGGTGCCGCAGGGCTGGCCGTACATCCATCCGGTGCAGGACGTCACCGCGAAGCGCATGGAGATCCGCGCGGGCCTCGCGAGCCGCACGGGCGCGGTCCTCGCGCGCGGCGACGATCCGGAGCAGGTCGACGCGGAGAACGCGGCGGATCTCGCGCGCGAGCAGCGGCTCGGCCTGCGATACGACACGCAGCTCGCGATTGAAGACGGAAACGGCAGTGCTTTGAAAGAGGATGGGGAATGAAACGAAACCGCAAGTGGTGGGACATCCGCGCGCAGGCGCAGGCGGGCGGCGGGAAGGTCGCTGAGATCCGGATCTATGGCGACATCGGATTTTGGGGCACCGACGCGCAGAACTTCGTGTCGCAGCTCGACGCCGCCGCGACTGACGCATCGGCGATCACGGTCGCGATCAATTCGATGGGCGGCGACGTGTTCGATGCGTTCGCGATCTACAACGCGTTGCGCCGTCACGCCGGCAAGGTGAAGGGGCGCGTCGACGGCATCGCGGCGTCGGCCGCGTCGCTCGTGCTGATGGCGTGCGACGAGATCGAAATGCCCGAGAACGCGCTGTTGATGATCCACCATCCTCACACAGTCGCGGCCGGCGAATCGAAGGATCTGCGCCGCGTCGCCGAGCTGCTCGACAACGCGAGCGCCGGCATTCTGGCCGCGTACGTCGCGCGCAGCGGCCAGTCCGAAGACGACGTGCGGGCCATGATGGACGCGGAGACGTGGCTGACGGCCGCGCAGGCGAAGGAGAAGGGCTTTTGCGACGTGATCGAGGCCCCGGTCAAGCTCGCGGCGTCGGCGGGCGCTGCGCCGCTTCTCGCGCGTTTCTCGGCCGTTCCCGAGCAGGTTCGCGCGCTGCTCGATGCGGTCGGCGAGCCGGACGCGGAACCGATTGTTCCGCCCGATCCGACGCCGGAACCGCAATCGCCCGACGTCGCGGCGCTCGCGTCGCACGTGTTCAATTCGCTGCGCGAAGCCAATCTCGCGGCGTGCGCCGAGGGCGTGATCGCGGCGACCGGCCTGCGTGACCGCGAGACGGTCGATCGCGCGATCCGCAACGCGACCGACATCGCCGGGATCTGCCTCGCGGCGAACCAGACGGATCTGACCGCGCAATACGTCGCGGACGGCCTGACGCCGGATCAGGTGCGCGCGCGGCTGTTCGAGCGCCTCACGGCATCGAGCGCCCGTATCAACAGCCGGCCCGATCCGGCGCAGCAGCAGACGCAACCGCAGGCGCGTAGCCGCGCGTTGCGCACGTCCGACATCTACGCGGCCCGCCGCGTGGCCAAGTAACTTTTTCATCGCTGAAAGGAGCGCTGAATGTCCAACACCAAGACCTTGGGCACGTTGCCCGCCGAATTCCTGATCTCGGAAGGTCCCGGCCAGATCTCGCGCGACGCGATTCTCGTCGCGGCCGGCCCGGCGTTGCCGGCGGGCTGCGTGCTCGGCGCGATCGGGACCGGCGAGTACGCGCCGTACGACAACGCCGCGACGACCGGCGCGGAGGTCGCCGTCGGCATCCTCTACGCGCCGTTGCCGGCGTCCGACACGCCGCGCCCGGCCGTCGCGATCAAGCGGCTCGCCGAGGTCGACGCGCGCCTGCTCACGGGGCTCGACGTGCCCGCGCGCGACGACCTGGCCACGCATCACATCGTCATCCGCTGATCGCGGCAGATTCCCTGATTCCAAGGCCGCGCCGATGCGCGGCTTTTTTCTTTCTGGAGTGCATATGGCAGACATCGCTATCTTCAACGACGACGCGTTTTCGCTGTCGTCCATGACCGCCGCAATCAACGAGCAGCCGCACGTGCCGGGCCGGCTCGGCGAGGCAGGCCTGTTCGACGAGGAGGGCATCACGACGACGACGGTGCAAATCGAACGCGATGGCGACACGCTCGCGCTCGTGCAGTCCGGCGTACGCGGCCAGCCCGCGCCGAACGTGCTGGGCAGCAAGCCGAGCCTGATTCCGTTCAACACGGTCCACCTGCCGCAACGCGCGGTCATCAAGGCGGACGAGATCCAGAATCTGCGCGCGTTCGGCGACGATTCGGAGCTGGAGACGGTGCAGCGCTATGTCGACAGGCGCCTCGCGAAGATGCGCCGCCAACTCGAAGCGACGCACGAGTATCACCGCCTCGGCGCGGTTCGCGGCGTGATCCTCGACGCGGACGGCAAGCACGTCGTCGCGAACCTGCTCGACCGCTTCGGCATCGAGCAGCAAGTGATCGAATACGCGCTGTCGAATTCGAAAACCGAGATCCGGATCAAGAACGAAGACACGCTCGAAGCGATTGAGGATGCGCTGGGCAACGTGCCGTTTTCGAGCGTGCGCGCGTTCTGCGGCCGCAACTTCTGGCGCAAGCTGCTGACGCTGCCGACGGTCAAGGAAACGTTCCTCAACACGGCGGCAGCTGCGGCGTTGCGCGGCGATCCCCGTGGTGCGATCGAGATCGACGGCATCGTGTTCGAGCGTTACCGGGGCAAGATCGGCGGCATCCCGTTCGTCGGCGACGACGAGGCGTATGCGGTGCCGGAAGGCGTGCCGGATCTGTTCATCTCGCGCTTCGCGCCCGGCGACTACGTGGACGCGGTCAACACGATCGGCCTGCCGTACTACGCGCGGCAGGAAATCATGCCGTTCAACAAGGGCGTCGAGATCGAGGCGCAGTCGAACCCGATCCACCTGTGCACGCGCCCGCGCGCGTGCATCCGTCTGAAGGCGTGACGCATGGCGTTCCACGATCTGATTGCGGACGTCGACGCGGCCGTGCTGCGGGATCTGGGCGACGACGACGTGTTCGTCGACGGCCGGCCCGTGCGCGGCATGTTCAACGCGCCGTGGCTCGGTCCCGATCTCGGCTCGCAACGCACGAATCTCGTCGCGCCGATGTTGCACGTGATCGACGCAGACGCCGCCGGCATCCGGCCGGGCAGCGTCGTGACCGCGCGCAGCGGACGCTATCGCGTCGTCGAGGTGCAGCCGGACGGTACGGGCTGGACGGTCCTGATGCTGCAATGACATGAACCCACTGAAAGTCGAAATCGACGTCGGCGCGGTCACGGCCGTCTTGCAGGGCTTGTCGCCGTCCGCGATGCAGGCCGCGTGGCGGCGCACGCTGCGCAAGACGGCCGCATGGATCAAGAGCCAGACGGCGAAGGAGGTCAGCGCGGCGACGCGCATTCCGCAGAAGACGATCCGCCGGCGGCTCTACTTCTTCCTGCGCTCGGCCGATACCGGCAAGGTGTGGCTCGGCCTGAACCCGATCGAGGCGCACCGCCTCGGCTCGGTGACGAAGACGCGCAAAGGCATGCGAGCCGGCCGCATGTCGTTCGAGGGCGCGTGGCGGCAGTCGAAGCGGCAACCGGACGGGCCGATCTTCGAGCGCATCGGGAAGGCACGCCTGCCGTACCGCGTCGTGACGGTCGATTGGCACGAGACGGGCGATCCGGCGTTCCGCCGTGCGGCGAAGGCGTGCGAGCAGCGGCTCTTGACGATCCTGCGGCAAGAAGTGAACTACGAACTACAGAAGGCGGTAAGTCGTGCTCGATAACCTGAAACTGTTACACGACGCGGTCGTCAAGGGATTGTGCGATGCGCTGCCGACGTTTGAGCGGATCGTAGCGTATCCCGAGATCGGCGCGCAGATCCAGACGCCACTGATCGCTGTCGAGCTGTTCGAGATGGAGCCCGGACACGACGACGGGACCGGCTGCATTTCGCTGATCGCGCGCATGCAGGCGCGGATCATCGTCGATCCCTATGGCGCAGGGCACGAGCTGCACGTGCGTGAGATCGCCGCGCGCCTCGCGCTCGCGGTTCACATGCAGACGTGGGGCTTGCCGATCGCACCCGGCAGGGTGGTGCAGGTCGGCGAAGATCCGTTTCGCCCGCAGCTCGACACCTATCTCGTGTGGCTCGTCGAATGGACGCACGAGTTCGGGCTCGGTGGCGAGCTGGGGGAGATTCCGGACGGCCGCACGCTCGTATGGGGCGTCGATCCGTCGACCGGGCCGGGCAACGAAGGCGGCTATTGGGATCCGGCACAGGATGCGCCGGCCGACTATCCGGAGTGACGATGCTCGAGTATGAAATCGGCGAAATCGACCGGCGGCTTGCCTGTCTCGTGCAGCAAGGCACGGTCGACGCGGTGTCGTACGACCCGCCGCGATGCCGCGTGCGCGTCGGCGATTGGGTTAGCGACTGGCTGCCGTGGTTCACGGTCGCGGCGGGCGCGGTGCGCTTCTGGCGCCCGCCGTCCGTTGGTGAGCAGGCGTCGGTGTTCTCGGCGTCGGGCGAGCTGTCGGCCGCCTACGCGGTGCCGGGCTACTACGCGGAGCAGCACGGCGGGGCAGCGCGACGCAGCGCGAGCGAAACGGCGTTTGATTTTCCGGACGGGGCGTCGCAGGTCTATGACCACGCGTCGCACGAGTACCGGGTCGATGTGCCCGCAGGCGGGCGGATCGTTTTCCGCATCGGCGAGACGGAACTGGAGCTGCGCGCGGACGGCGTGACGTTGCGCACCGGGAAACTGCTCGGCGACGTTCCCGATTCGACGTTCACGGGGAACACGACGACCGAGCAGCGGCTGACGTTCAACGGTGGCATGCAGGGCCGGGCAGGCGCGAACGGAGGCCCGGCAGTGGAAGTCGACGGCGGCGCTCGCTACACGGGCGACGTCGTGATTGGCGGGAAGTCGTTCCTTGGGCATAGCCACCGGGAGCAAGGCGACGGAGCGCCCGTGTCGCCGCCGCTGTAGCGGGTCGGTCTTCAAAGTCACTTTGCCCCGCATCGCGGGGCTTTGTCTTTTCGGAGTCAGCAGATGGCAAAGGAATCGCCGCGCGCGAGTGCGTCGCTCGTGCCAACGAGCGCGACGTTTCTCGATACGCGCTTTCGTACACGCGTTGTCGTGTTCCCGGATGGCACGGTGCTGCCCGTCATCAAGGGCGAGGCGCTCGCGCGCATCGCATCGCACATCGAGTATCTCGACGCACATCCGGACTTCAAACGGCTTGAGGGCCGCACATGAGCGCCGCGCGGGAGCTGGTCGGCATGGACCGATGGAGCGGCGCACCGCTGCGCGGCCTCGCGCACCTGAAGCAGAGCATCCGCGACATCTTGAGCACGCGCCGGGGCACGCGCCGCGAGCGGCCGGAGTACGGCTCGGACATCCCGGCGATGATCGACCTGCCGATCACGCGCGGCTGGCTCTCGTCGGCGCAGGCCGAAGCCGCGCGCGCGATCGGGCGGTGGGAGCCGCGAATCAAGCTCGAACGTGTCGCCGCGCTCGCCGTCGTCGACGGGCGTGTGACGTTCGAGATTCGCGGCCGTGTTGACGGCAACGCGGAGATCTTCGAGGTGACGGTATGACGATGATCGATCTGTCGCTGCTCGATCCGCCCGATCTGGTCGAGACGCTCGATTTCGAAGCGGCGTATCAGATGAAGCTCGCGTACTTCAAGCGCATCTATCCGGACTGGAGCGCCGCGCTTGAATCCGATCCGGTCGTCAAGCTGATCGAGCTGGCGGCATACGACGAGATGCGTTTTCGCGCATGCGTCAACGATGCCGCGCGGGCGACCATGCTCGCGTACGCGACCGGTGCGGATCTCGAACACGTCGCCGTGTTGATGGGCGTGGAGAAAGCGCTCGTCGATCCCGGCGATCCGAATGCGACGCCGCCGCGCCCGCCGGTCTACGAGCGAGACGAGCGGTTCCGACTGCGCACGCAACTGGCGATCGAGACGTCGACCGACGCCGGGCCGATCGATGCGTATCGCAAGCGCGCGCTCGACGCGTCGCCGGATGTGCTCGACGTGCAGATCGATCGCCCGGAGCCGGGCACGGTTCGCGTGACGATCATGTCGCAGTCGAACGGCGGTGTCGCGGGCGAGGGGTTGCTCGGGAAGGTGCGCGCGGCGTTGTCCGCCGAGGACGTGCGACCGTTGACCGACACGGTGCTCGTCGTGCCGGCTCGGCCGGTTGCCTACGCGATCGAGGCGGACGTCTACGTGGGGCGCGGCCCGGATCCGGCCGTCGTGCTGGCCGAGCGCCGGCGCGATCTCGACGCCGCGATCGACGCCGCCCGCCGGCTCAAGCTCGGCATGGCGCGATCTGCGATCGCGGGCGCACTTCATCCGCGAGGCAGCAGCGTCGCCCGTGTCGATTTGAAGGTTCCGTTGGGCGATGTCCAATGCAACGGGCAGGAGTTCGCCGACTGCACGTCGGTCGTCCTGAATCTGAAGGTGCTCGATGAGTGAACCTCTATTGCCGGCGAATCAGACGCCGCTCGAAGCCGCGCTCGCTCGTGTGCTACGAGCGAGCGTCGATCCGGAGATTCTCCGAACGTTGATGGACGTCGATCGATGCCCGGCGGCGTTCCTGCCGTGGCTCGCGTGGTCCGTCGCCGTAGACGGTTGGGAACTGGCCGAATCGGACGATGCGCGGCGTGCGCTGATCAAGGGATCGTTGGCGCTGCACCGCAAGAAGGGCACGCCGTGGGCGGTGCGCGAAATCGTCCGGCGGCTCGGCTTCGGCGAGATCGAGATTCAGGAAGGACGGATCGCGAAGCGGCGCGACGGCTCGGCGCGGCGGGATGGCAACTACGTACACGGCCGCGAAAGCGCGTGGGCCGAGTACATCGTGACGCTTAAGCGGCCGATCACGCGCGGTCAAGGGCAGGCGCTGATGCGTGCGATCGAGCGATACGCACCCGCGCGAAGTCAACTCGTGAAGCTCGACTATTCGGCGATTGCGATCCGCCATAACGGTACGGCCGTCCGCAACGGCCAATATTCTCGGGGAGTGGTAGCGGCATGGCAAACCTGAAAGAACAAGCTCAATGGGAAGACGGTGTATATCAATTGGAGACGTCGGATCCGGTGATAGGTGGACCGGATGGGATCGACAACGTACAAGCGAAGCAGCTGGCCAATCGCACGAGATACCTCAAGCAACAGCAGGAGGCGCATGCGGCAGCCGTCGATCCGCATCCGCAATACGCGACGAAAACTGATCTTTCCCAGCGGTTGGCGGATCTGGTCGGTCAGTCTCCGTCGACGCTCGACACGTTGAACGAGCTTGCGAAAGCGCTCGGGAATGATCCGAACTTCGCGACGACGATGACGAATGCACTGTCTCAGAAGGCTCCGCTGGATTCCCCGACGTTCACTGGTGTGCCGAAGGGACCGACGCCGGCTCAGTTCGACAGCAGCACGAAAATAGCGACGACCGAGTTCGTACGGCGGGCGCTCGGGAATGTCAACTTCGCATCGTATATCTCGTCGCAGAAGCTCGCGGCATCTCAAGCGGGAAGCTGCGTCAATTTCTGGGGTGGCGCTGCGTCGACGTTCTCGTTGCCGTCCGTATCGGCCATGCCGCTCGGCGGTACGTTCTTGTTCAACAACAGCAGCGAAGCTCCCCTGACGATCGCTCGTGATGGGAGTGACACGATCCTCTCGAACGGAGGGAATGCGAGCGTGACATTGATGTCGGGCGACAGCCTGCTGCTCGTAGCGGTTCCTCCGACTCAGTGGATCGCGGCTGGAGGCACCGCGCAACTGCCGTTCTCATCGGTCATGGCTGGTCCGAACTGGCCGACGGCTTCCCAGTTCGACAATTCGGCCCGCCTCGCAACGACTGCATTCGTGCAGCGTGCGCTCGGCAGTTTCTCGGGAGCGATCAATGCTGACGGCGGGATCACGCTGAAAGCAGGGCAAGCGGGCATGGTCGTCTATAGCACCAAGTCGCCGACCGTCGCACTTCCTTTGGTCTCGACGGTTTCGGAGGGCGCGGCGTTCTTTATTGCTGCGGCGGGCACGATCGTGACGCAAGGCAGCGACGTGATTTACAACGCGAGCGGCAGCTCCGTAGGGGCGTCGTATGTCACGGGGCCGACGCCGACGTCGCCGGCCCCCACGCTGGTCGTCCGGAATGGGGGCGTGTGGCAGATCCTCATGGGTTCGTCGGCACTCAAGGGGGACAACCTGTTCGCCGCCATGCTGGCGATACCGGGATTCTCAAAATTCCCGAACGGGCTGATTTTGCAGTGGGGTAGCTTCATGTCGTCAGGCGCGGGCAATCCCAACGCGACTGTGACTTTTCCGCTCGCTTTCCCGAATGCGTGTCTGGGGCTGTCGCCAACCATAGGCGGCGGCTCGATCGGCAACTTTACGGTTCAGACCTACGCGACATCCAAGACCGGTGCGACCTTGAGTTGTCAGAACAACGCTGGTATGTCGAGCGGCGTGGGCGGCAATTATTTCGCGATCGGGTTTTGACTCAGGAGTAGGACAGTGGCTCAGAAATTCGCAGCACATGATTCGAAGAATCTCATCACGGCGTTTTACGACAGTGTGGACAGCCCCGTGCCGGCAGGCGCGACTTGCATCGAGATCACGGACGAGCAATGGAAGATGTTGCTCGACGGCGAGTCGCGGGGCAAGCGTATGGCGATAAACGATAGCGGTGCGCCGGTGTTGCTTGATCCGCCGCCGCCGACCGTCGAACAGATCGTCATGAGCAATACGGCGATGCGTGACCGGTTGCTGGAGCGCGCGAGCGTTGCCCTGGCGCCGCTACAGACAGCCATCATGCTGAACGACGCGACCGACAGTGAGGCGCGGCAGGCTCGTGCATGGATAGCGTACACGCGCGCGGTCAAGGGGATCGACCTGACCCGGCACGAGCCGACGTGGCCCGAGCAACCCGAGATTGCCGGCGAGCGTAACGCGTCGACGCGACGATAGGCATCGCTACTCACTCGCAATCGAAGCCGCTTGCCCAAGCGGCTTTTTTCTTTTCTGGAGACCTGAATGGGTGCTACCTCGTTTTATCACGGCGTCACGACGACGATCGTCGACGTCGGCCCTCGCACGATCGCCGTGCCGTCGTCGTCGGTGGTCGGCCTCGTCGATACGTACGCGCCGGGCGCGGATCTCGTGCAACCGGACGTTCCGGTGCGGCTGACGAACGAGCACGATGCAGCGCAAGCGTTCGGCGAGCACAGCGCCATCGCGCGAGCCGCGCGTGCGATCTTCACGCAGAGCAAGGCGGCGATCGTCGCGGTCGGCGTCGAGAAGAAGGACGACGCCGCGCAGCTCGCGACGGACGTGATCGGCGGCGTCTCGGCGGCCGGTAAGCGAACCGGTCTGCAAGCGCTGCTCGACGGCAAATCGCTGTTCAACCTGCAACCGCGCCTGCTGATCGCGCCGGGCCACACGTCGAAGCAGGCCGTCGCGACGGCGGCCGACGCGCTCGCGGGCAAGCTGCGCGCGATCGCGATCCTCGACGGGCCGAACACCGACGACGAGGCGGCGATCGCCTACGCAAGAAACTTCGGCAGCAAGCGCCTGTATCTGGTCGATCCGGGCGTGCGCTACTGGGACACGGGCGGGAACGTCGATGCCGATGCGCCGGCGTCGGCCTACGCGGCCGGCATGTTCTGCCAGACGGACGCGGCGATCGGCTTCTGGGCGTCGCCGTCGAACAAGGAAATCGTCGGCATCACGGGCACGAGCCGGCCGATCGAGTTCCTCGACGGCGACGAGACGTGCCGCGCGAACCTGCTGAACAACGCGTTCGTCACGACGATCATCCGCGACGGCGGTTTCCGGCTGTGGGGCAACCGCACGCTGTCGGCCGATCCGAAATGGTCGTTCGTCACGCGTGTGCGCACGCTCGACATCGTGATGGACGCCGTGCAGGCCGGCCACAAATGGGCGGTCGATCGCGGCATCACGGCGACCTATGTGAAGGACGTCACGGAGGGGCTGCAAGCCTACATGCGCGACCTGCGCACGCAGGGCGCGATCATCAATTTCGAGGTCTACGCGGATCCGCGCCTGAACAGCGCGAGCCAGCTCGAACAGGGCAAGGTGTACTGGAACATCCGGTTCACCGACGTCCCGCCCGCCGAAAACCCGATCTTCCGCTTCGAGGTCACGAATCAGTGGCTCACGGAAGTGCTCGATACTCAATCGTAGGAGGTGAACCTTGGTTCCGGAAACGCTTTTCAATCTGGCGATGTACGTCGACGGTCGCGGCTTCGTCGGCCGCACGACCGAGGTGACGCCGCCGAAGCTGAAGATCAAGACGGACGACTTCCGCGCGGGCGGCATGGATGCGGCGGTGAAGACCGACCAAGGCATGGAGGCGCTCGAAGCGTCGTTCGCGATGTCGACGCTGGAGCGCGACGTGCTGAAGTTCTTCGGCATCGCGGACGGCACCGCGTTCAACGCGGCGTTTCGCGGGTCGTTTCGCGACATCAAGGGCGGCTCGAAAGCCGTTGCCGTTCATATGCGCGGCATGCTGACCGAGGTCGATTCCGGGTCGTGGAAGCCGGGAGAGAAGGCGGAAATCAAATACGCCGCGTCGCTGAACTACTTCAAGCTGGAGATCGCCGGCTCGGTCATGCACGAGATCGATATTTTCGGATTCGTGCGCGTGATCGACGGCGTCGATCAGCTCGCGCAGGTGCGCCGCGATCTCGGCATGTGACGCACGGTAAAGCAACTTTGAACCCGAGGGGCGCACCGTGCGCCCCTTTTTACATTTCGAGGAAACACGATGGACACGATCACGATCAAGCTTACCTACCCGATTACGCTCGACGGCGTGCTGCGCGACTCGCTGACGATGCGCCGCCCGAAGGTGCGGGACGTGCGCGGCGCGAGCAAGCGCGCGCAGGACGACGACGAGCTGCGCGAGATCACGCTGTTCGCGATGCTCGCCGATGTCGCGCCCGACGAGCTGGAGCAGATGGACATGGCCGATTACGTCGCGATGCAGCGCGCGTACGACTCCTTTCGAACCCTTGGCCCGATTGCACGAAAAGACCGTCAAGGCGATGGCGAAGCGCCTGCTGCGTGAGTGCGCGATCAGTCCTCAGGCCGTCGACGATCTGACGCTTGAGGATCTGTTGTGGTGGTTGACGGATTAACGTGACAGGGAGCGGATATGGCACGCGAAATCGCGTTGGGGATCGTGATCGGCGGGGCGGTATCCGCGACGTTCGGCAAGGCGATCTCCGACACGCAATCGAAGATCGTCGGGCTGCGCAAGACGGCCGCCGAAAAGGGCATGTGGCAGCGCCAGATCGGCGAGACGATCAAGCTACAGGACGAATTCCGCCGCTTGCATCGCGCGGGCGACAGCGCGGCCGAGACGATCCGGCGCAAGCTCGAGTCGAATCTGCGGACGCTGCGTGATGCCGGCATCGAAGTCGACCGGCTCGATCGCGCGTATGCGCGGCTCGGCCGCACCGCGCGGGGGCTCGAACTGCGCGCGATGGGGCACGAGCGGCTGAGCGGCGGCCGGGAGGCGATGCGCGGCGCGATCGGCGACTCGATGAAGCTGACCGCCGCGATCGCGGTGCCGACGATGGTGTCGGCGCAGTATCAGGCGATCATCCGCGACATCGCGATCAAGGGGGGCATCGCGCGCACGGGCGAAGAGCGCGCGATGTCCGACCGGATCCGGCGCGATGCGTTGGCGAACGGGATGAACCGCAACGAGCTGGCCGAGGCGGTCAATCAGATGGTCGCGGGCGGGATGGATCTCGACCGGGCGCTTGGCTTCGCGCCGGCCGTCGCGAAGTTCTCGGTCGGCCAGAGTGCGACGAGCGCCGAGACGGCGAAGATGATTCAGGCGCTGGAGCAGAACGCGGACATCAAGGATCCGGCCGCGATGCTCAAGGCGCTGGAGGCGATCGCGTATCTCGGCAAGGAAGGCTCGTTCGAGTCGGTCGACATGGCCCGCTGGTTCCCGGTGCTGCTTGCCGAAATGAAGAAGATCGGCATCACGGGGCAGGATTCGGTCACGCAGTTGGGCGCGATGCTTCAGGTGCAGATGAAGACGGCGGGCAACCCCGACGAAGCCGCGAACAACCTGAAGAACTGGTTCTCGAAGATCGGCTCGGGCGAGACGGAACGCAACTACAAGAAAGCTGGCGTCGATTACGAAGCCAAGATGAAGGAGGCGGTCGGCAAGGGCTGGTCGACGCTCGAAGCGTCGTTCGTGCTCGCGCGCGCGTACATCGAGCGGGTCGATCCGGCGAAGGCGAAGCAGTTGGCTGAGGCAGCGAAGTCGATCAACGCCGAGCTGGATCCGGCCAAGCGCCAGAAACAGATTCGCGCGTTCGAAGAGACGATGAAGACGGGCGACCTGTTCAACGACATGCAGGTCAAGGCGGCGCTCACGGCGTACTTGCAGAACGCCGACCTCTACACAAATCTGAAGCGCAACGCCGCGTCGGCGAGCGGCGAGATCGAGAAGGATCTTAAAGACCGCCGCGACGCGTCCAAGCAGATCTGGAAAGAGGTCGCCGATCAGTGGGACGAGGCGATGCGTAGCATCGGCGATGCATTGCGGCCGGTGACGGATCTAGCGGGCGAGCAGGCGAAGAAGGCGGGCGGCAAGGTGCGCGATATCGTCGATTCGTCGCCGCGCGCGGCGGCGGCCGTCATCGGCGTCGCGGGCGCGGCGATCGCGTATCGCGGCGCGCGTGCGGCGTGGTCGATCGGCCGAGGCGTGCTCGATGTCGCGCGCGGCGCGCGGATGTCGCGGGGCGGCGGCGGGAAGGGCGGCAAGGGAGCGAAGCCGGGGCGCGGTGGGCAGGCGCTCGACGCGCTCGGCGCGGGGGCCAGCGGCGTGCAGCGCGTGTTCGTCGTCAACCTGCCGGGCGGCGGCATCGGCGGCGGCTCCGTCGGCGATCTGATCGAGAGCGCGGCGGGCGCAGCAGGCGGCAAGGCGGGCCGGGCCGGACGCTTCGGCCGGCTCGGCCAGGCACTGGGCGGCATCGCCGGCCGCGTATTGCCGTACGCGGGAAAGATCGCGCTCGCCGGGACGGTGCTGAAGGTCGGGCTCGCGGCGAAGGACGCGTACGCGGTCGCGGCCGGCGACGATCCGCGCGCGCGGAAGGCCGAGAACTTCGCGGGCATCGGCGGCAGTCTCGCGGGCGGCGTCGTCGGCGCGAAGCTCGGCGCATCGATCGGCGCGTTCGGCGGGCCGATCGGGGCCGCGATCGGCGGCGTCGCGGGCGGGGCGATCGGCACCTTCGCCGGTCAGAAGCTGCTCGGGGCGCTCACGCGATGGGCGTTCCAGCATCGCGGCGACACGCCGGAAGCCGCGCGCGCGGTCGCGAACGCGAAGGCGCTCGTCGAGCCCGGCGTTGCCGAGCGGCGCGCGTTCAAGGTCGAGCAGCAAAACAGCTTTGCGCCGGTCTTCAACATCAAGCTGGAGGGCGGCTCGGATCAGGAGATGGCCGACCGGCTGCTCGCACGTATCAATCCGCAGATCCAACGGGCGATGACCCAATCGATGAACAACAACAACCGGTCGGCGCTGTTCGATGCGCCGCACCTGTAGGAGCGCCGATGGATTTCGTGAAGAGCATCACGCAGGCGGCGACGCAGGCCAGCATCGCGGCCGAGCGCGTGCAGCACGTGAGCCGTGTCTACGAGCGCAACCGCGCGGCGAGCCAGAACACGGTCGACACGTTGACGAAGCTCGCGACGGGGAACCTGACGTCGGCCGCCGAGCTGCTGAACGGCGCGAGCAGTGCGCTGTCGGTCGCGACCGATCTGAGCCCGAAGGTCGGCGAGGTGACGCGCGGGTTTCGCGCGACGGCGGGCGCGGTCGGCAGCGTGCTGCGGATCGCGAACGCGTCGAACCATCCGCGGATCCACGCGGCGGCGCAGACCGTGACGACGGCGCTGAAGGGCGTCGAGACGCAGTTCGCCGCCGTCGTCGGCACCGACACGGCGAAGGCCGTCAAATCGGTGTTGCAGGCGACCGGGCTCGGCGCGGTGTTCGATGCATTGGGCGGCGACGCTTCGTCGGCTACCCCTCATCTGCTGACGCTGACGACCGAGGAAGGGCGGCGCTTCAACTTCGGGCTGTCGACGGCCGCGTTCGACAAGCTGCGGCGCACGACGCGCTACAAGGTTGCGTCGCAAGAGCGCCTGAACCGGCCGGAGGCGTTGCAGGCGGTGAGCCAGGGCGGCGAAACGATCGTGCTGTCCGGCGTCGTGTTCGCGGCGCTCGGGGCGGGCGCGCGCCAGTTGGAGGCATTGCGCGCGATCGGCGGGCGAATGAAGCCGGTGCAGCTCACGGCCGGCACGGGCGACGTGCTCGGGCGCTGGTATCTGCAAAGTGTCGAGGAAGAACAGGAGGCGCTCATGTCAGACGGAGCGCCGCGCAAGCAAACCTTCAGTCTGGAGTTTGGCCGCTATGGCGAGGACTTTAAGAACATCTGACGGCGACGTGCTCGACACGCTCTGTTATGCCGCCTACGGCACGCTGAGCGGCATCGTCGAAGCCGTCTACGAGGCGAATCCGGGCCTCGCGCGCGAGCCGCAGCCGTTCCGCTCGGGCGTGTTGATCACGTTGCCGGATCTCGACGCGCCGCGCGACGAGCCGATACAGCTCTGGTCGTGAGGGCGGGCGATGCAGGCGATATTCCAGATCATCGCGAACGGCGCGGACATCACGCGCACGATTCAGGATCGCGTGCTGCGGATCCGGACGACGGACAAGCCCGGCCTCGAGGCGGACGAGTGCGAAATCGAGCTCGACGACCGTGACGGCGTGATCCGCTTTCCGCCGAAGGGCGCGACGCTGAAGATCTCGCTCGGCTGGGCGGGGCAAGGGCTGTCGTTGCTCGGCGAGTACGCGATCGACGAGATCGTATTGCGCGGGCCGCCGGCGACGGTGGCGATCCGGGGGCGGCCGGCGAACCTGCGGGCGACGTCGAAGACGCACCGCTACGGCAGCTGGTCGAATGCGAAGCTTGCGGACGTCGTCGGCGACATCGCGCGGCGCAACAAGTGGGCGGCCGCGTGCTCGATCGACGTCGTCGTGCCGCGCGCGGACCAGTTCGGCGAAAGCGATCTGCACTTCGTCACGCGGATCGCGCGGCAGTACGGAGCGACGGCGACCGTGAAGGCCGGCAAGCTGATCGTCACGCCGATCGGCGGCGGCAAGAGCGCGAGCGGCAAGGTGTTGCCGTCTCTCGCGCTCGCGCCCGATCAGTTGATCGACTACGAGATCTCGTTTCCGGATCGCGCGAGCTTCGCGGCCGTGCGCACGAAGGTGCATGACGCGAAGTCGGGCAAGAAGATCAATCTCGTGATCCCGAACCCGGATGCGCCGCCCGGTGCGGCGGCCGTGCATACCGAGCGGCACGCGTTCGCGAGCCCGCAGGCGGCGAAGGCCGCCGCATCCGCGCGGCTGGCGAAGCTGAACCGGCACACGGCCACGAGCCGCTTGCGGATGCTCGGCCGCGCCGACGTGTCGGCGGAGAAGACGGTGACGCTGAAGGGCTTCAAGCGCGACGCGGACGGCGATTTCCTCGTCGAGTCGGTGACGCACGAATACGCCGGCCGCAGTTGGGAGACGGAGGTCGTGCTCAACGCCGGCAACAAGGGCAAGGCGAAAGCCGGACACGGCAAGAAGCAGGCGAAGAAGATCAATCTCGTCATTCCCGCGCCGCAGCGGTAACGCGGACGCCGGGCATGCAGCAGAGCCGCTCACGGGCAACCGGAGCGGCTCTTTCTTTTTGTGGAGTCAATCACTGTGAAAAGCGAAATTGCGGCGAGCGCTGCGAAGAGCGCCCCGCCGGTTGCGTCCTCGCTGTGGCTGTGGGCGTCGGGACACGATGCGAACTGGTGGGCGTCGCTGCTCGTGTCGATTCTGACGGGCGGCTACATCTGCCTTCAGTGCTACTACCTGATCAAGAACAAGGGGCGTCGAGGGGGCAAGCATGGTTAAGGTGCCGAAGAAGACGCTCGCCGGTGTCGTCGGCGCGATCGCGGCCGGTGTGCTGACGGTGATCGTGCCGAGGTTCGAGGGCGTCAAGCTGGTGGGCTACCTCGATCCGGTTGGCATTCCGACGAAGTGCATGGGCGACACGCGCGACGTCATCGTCGGCAGGGCGTACAGCGAGGCCGAGTGTCGCGCGGCACTCGAAACGCAACTGATTGCGCACGCCGAACCCGTGCTGCGTTGCACGCCGGGGCTGAAAGATCGTCCGTATCAGCTCGCGGCGGCCGTCAGCTTTGCATACAACGTCGGCGCGAACGCCTACTGCGCCAGCACGACGGCGAGGCGCTTCAACGCGGGCGATCTGCGCGGTGCGTGCCGCGCGATCAACGAGGCCGACGACAGGCGCCCGCAATGGGTGACGGCGCGGGGCCGGGTATTGCCCGGTTTGGTGAAGCGGCGGGCGGAAGAGCGCGCGATTTGCGAGCGGGGGCTGTGATGCCGAAAGCAGCTTCGTATTTGCTTGCCGCGTTACTTGGCATGGTGGCCGGCGCGGGCGTCGAGCACCTGATCGGCGCACATCGGCTAGCCGACGAGCAGGCCGCGCGGGCGCTCGACGCGCAGCGGCATGCCGAAGCGTTGGGCACGATCTCGCGCGCCGCGCTCGACGCTGAGCAGCGGGCGATCGCCGCGCACGATGCCGCCGCGTCGGCGGTGGCCGCCGTCGACCAACGAACCACGAAGGAGAGGAACGAGCATGAAGCAGAGAGTCGCAGCCTGCGGGTTGCTCTTGCCGCTGGCACTGAGCGGCTGCGCGTCGCCGTCCGACACTGCACGGCAGCCGATCGCGACGGCGTGCCCGACGCTTCCAGCACCACCGGCATGGGCGATGGTGCCGCCGCCTATGCAGACGTCGACGCAGCGGTTGCGGAACGCGTTTTCGGCGTCGCCGGCGACGATCAGCGCGAGATCGACAAACTGACGGCCCTACAGGGCTACGTGTGCGCGGTGCGGCCCGAGACGCCGGGCTGCGAACGGAAGTAACGAGAAACAGGGCGACCGGCGTGCGTGCTGTAACACGCGCGCCGGCCGCCTTTCCACTGTCTACGCCAGTGAATCGGCCAAGGCCCTGCTTACCTACGTAGGCGGGCCGGATTCTACATCAAGTTTAAAAACGGCTTTCACAATGGCAAATCCCATCATTCCTTGGATCGGCGGCAAGCGTCGTCTCGCGGATCACATCATCCCGCGCTTTCCGAAGCACGACTGCTACGTCGAGGTTTTCGCGGGCGGGGCGGCGCTGTACTTCATGCGACCGCCGGCCAAGGTCGAGGTGATCAACGATATCAACGGCGAGCTGGTGAACCTGTATCGCGTTGTTCAGCACCATCTCGAAGAGTTCGTGCGTCAGTTCAAATGGGCGCTGACGAGCCGGCAGGTGTTCGAATGGCTCAAGCACATGGCCCCGGAAACCCTCACCGATATTCAGCGTGCGGCACGCTTCTACTACCTTCAGAAAAGTTGCTTTGGTGGGAGGCTGGAGGGGCAGACGTTCGGTACACGGACGGAACATCCGCCCGGTTTGAACCTGCTGCGCATCGAAGAGGAGCTATCGGCGGCGCACCTTCGCCTCGCGAATGCGTACATCGAGCGGCTCGATTGGGCGACCTGCATCGATCGTTACGACCGGCCGCACACGCTGTTCTACCTCGATCCGCCGTACTTCGAGACGGAAGGGTACGGCGTTGCGTTTCCTTTCGCGGAGTACGAGAAGATGGCCGAGCGGCTGCGTTCGCTCAAGGGGCGCGCGATCGTCAGCCTCAACGACCATCCGGAGATCCGGCGCGTGTTCGCCGGCTTCCATATCGAGAGCGTGCCGATTCAGTACACGATAGGCGGCGGGAAGGGCGTCGAGCGCCGCGAGCTGATCATTTTTAGTTGGGACGATGCGGCGGAGCCGGTCGGGTTGTTTTGATGAAATGCTGCTGCAGCGGCAGGGATCTCGTCGTGGCTAAGCTCACTGCGCCGCTTTGCGGCTCAGTGAGCAACGGATGAATGCGTTTGCGACTGCAAAGGGTATCCGGACAGTGGCAAGCGATGCAGCGAGAATCGCCACCATCGCAGTACCGCCTCATCATCTGCGTTCTCCAACCCAGCATGCCCTTTCAGATTCAGCGCGGATCGAATTCCATCATCAAGAGGTCCAGGCGCCGCCAGCGGTAGGCAAACGATGATGCGGGAGGATGTCAAGCGCCGTCTTCGCACTGCATCCACATCCCCTGGCTATGCCCCGTTGCGACGAAGGGGATGGTGGTTACATCGTGTCCATATTTCAGATCTGAGACATTTTCGTTCGGATCGCCGCGTTCTTGGAACGACGGTGTGTGGCGGAATCTTTGTCTGGCAAAGAGGCGAGGGCCATTGGCATGCATTTTTCTATAAGGCGTACAAACAGGAGAAATGCCATGCGAGCCAGGTTCGGAGCATCGCTACCTTTGGTGGTGGGCGCACTTGTCGCCGTACTCGCGTTGCGCGTCGCGCACGCGCAGGTTTTGCCCATGCCGGACGCCGAGCCGGTTGCTTCGGCGATCGATATGCCCTCGGTGTTTCGCGATCAGCTCGATGAACGCACGCTCGCCGCGCAGCGCGGCCGGGCGCTCGGCGCGACTCCAATGGTGGTGTCCGCGCCGAACGTGCTTCTGGGCGGAATCGGAAATCGCGTCACGCTGTGGGACGAATTTCCTCCGCCCGCCCCGCAGATCCCAATTCCCTCGGATATTCCGCGCTCGTCGCAGAACAACCAGGCCAGCTTCACGAGGCAATAG